GGCGGAAGGGGTGTCCGTCCTACATCAAGCGATTACAGTGCGTTAGGGGCAACCTCGCCGGTCCGTCCCACTATTAGCCCTACCAGAGACGTTTGCATCCTCCCCGTCTGGATCTCTTGGATTGAGGTTGGTGTGGGGAGGGAGGGGTTAGTCAGGTTTGGGCTTGGTGCGCTCGCGGGCGGAAGATGGTTTGCGAGGGGTGCGGAGCCGACGCGCGATTAGCCCTTAAGCCGGACGCCCTTACCGCCGGGGCGCATGTCGCCTGCGTCGAGAAACACGATGCCAGCGCTTTCAAGGGCGGCCTGAATTGAACGAAGCGTGCTCGCTCGCGGGTCCGTCACCCCACGCTCGATATTTTTGATGCTGGCTAGAGACACGCCGGCTTTCGCGGACAGGTCTTCCATCCGCCATCCGAGCATGGCTCGGGCTGCTCGCATCTGCGCCGCGTCGATCATGGCCGGGCGCTCGCCGGCCAGCACAGCGTCAACGGTTGCAACGCCATGCTCAACCGCAGCCGAGGCTTCCAACTCAGTCGCCGAAAACCACTCGCCATTCAGGTGCTGCGCTCCGAGCCGGCCGTGCGCAATCCGCTCTACAGCCCGCGCCCGCACTCTGTCGCCAAGATCGTAGCTCGCTGCAAGGCGCAACCGCTGTGAACTTGCGGTCTGGAGCGCAGCCAGCCGCGACTTCGGGTTGCCGGCCATCCCGACCTTCACTGCGCCGGCATCCGACGCGATCACATAAACCATCATGGGCTACCATCCACCGCTTGACGCGGACAATGGTAGCCTTTATGGCTATAAACATCAACAGGAGGCACATATGCCAAAGGTCACCGACCCGCAGCAGTCCGCGCTTGTGAAGCTCAAGGCTCACGGCGGCGAAGGCGTCCTCGACAAGCACGGGAAGATCGTAGCTAGCGGCGTCCGGCTGCTCGGCTTCGACCCGGTGACATGGTTGCGGCTGCTCACCACCGGGCATTTGGAGGTGCGTGGCGACCTTCGTGTCGGCCTCACGGCGAAGGGCGAGGCTGCCGCCGTTGCCACGCCGCTCAAGGTCAATCCGCACGGCATCCATAGCCGTCGCGAGCCGGTCGCCGCGCACCCAGGAGCTGAGTGATGCACGATGCGATCATCCAGATGGATGAGGACAACGCTTGGCGTCGGGATGGAGAGCGCCATGGCTGGACGCTTCCGCCGAAGGCTGCTTGGCCCCTGCGTCTGCCGATCATCCGCGCTTTCCGTGCGGCGTGGCTCGACTACCGCGTCCACAAGGCTGCGTCCGATTGGGCGTCTGCCGGCATCGGAGTTGGCGGGCCTAATCAGCGCGATCTCTGGATCCTGTACGCCATAGCGCGGGGGTGGTGCTGATGAGCATCCTCCTGTTCGCTCTTGCTGCCCTTGGCGTCGCCGTGAACGTCGTCGGTGCGCTCTGCATCATCGTGCCGTGCGTCGCGTGGCTCGGCTTCATGGTGTGGGTGCTGACGGAGGGCGCCTGATGTCGTGCGACAGCAGAGCGAAGTGCTGGGAGGAGCCGCATCTATGCTGCTGGCCCAGCTGCAAGAGCGCGGACGCCCGTGCCGCGGATCAAGCGGCCACACGCGGTGGTGTCGCGCAGATCGTATGGGTTGAAGGCGGCGGCGTTGCCGACGCTTGGGCGCGGGCTCGTGATCGCACGCCACCAGACCCGAACGATCCACGACCCAATCACGCGAGCGAGAAGGTCGCCGAAGCTTGGGCGACGGCAGACGCAATCCTTGCTCGGTGGGAGCTGACCCCGCGAGACCGGAGGCCCTGCGCCTACTGCGATGCTGACGTGGACGGAGGCTGCAAAGGCTCGGCGACGGCAACCGATTGCCTGCGGGAGCAACTTCGGTCGGCTGATGCGCAACATGCGAAGCTGCGCCGAGCCCTCGGAAACCCCTTTCTAGCCGGCCATTCCGGCTGCGAAGGCGGCCCGTTCCTCAAGCTCAAATACGAGACGAATGCACAGGCGCTGCGGGCTCACAAAGCGCTGGCGAAGCTGCTTCGAGACTCCGCCTAGCCATTCTGCGCAGATAGGAGAGCAAGCGATGAGCGCATTAGCGAGCACCAACCTCAACGAGATGGCCCGCGAGTACCACGCTGAGAACGAGAAGTGGTGGCGCGATCCGCGGACCGGCGAACGCATTCAGCGCAACAAGGGCGAGCTTCTGATGCTCATGGTCTCGGAGATCAGCGAGGCCATGGAGGGGGAGCGCAAGAACCTGATGGACGACAAGCTGCCTCACCGACGGATGGCCGAGGTGGAGCTTGCCGACGCCCTACTGCGGATCTTCGATTACGCCGGAGCCTATGGCTACGACCTCGACGGTGCCGTCGCCGAGAAGCGCGCCTTCAATGCCACGCGCGAGGATCACACTCTAGAGGCCCGTCTACGCGCTAACGGCAAGCAGTGGTGATCCCCGCCTAATCCCAGGATCTAAACGCCATGGCCGAGAAGATCGACGTTAGACAGTCTTGGATCGCCATATCGGAAGAAGGGCGCGTTGTTGCGGCTGCTCCGGCTGACGGCCCGCGCACCATCGTCAACGAGGCCTTCCGCGAGTGGTCCGCCAACCCCGGTATCACGTCGTTTTTTCGCGTCCCAGATGAGGTCGTGCGTCGGTTCTTCCGGAAGCCCTGGCCGGGACGGGATGAAGCCCTGAGGAGCTTGGAGGATCCCCATGCCTGACGCCCTCTCCCTTTCCCGAACAGAGCTTCCAGAGGAGATCGTGGAGGGGTCGATCGTGCGCGGCTTCCGCTATAAGTTGAAGCCGTCCCCGGAGCAGGAGATCTCGCTCAATCAGTTCGCGGGGGTCTGCCGACTGGTCTATAATCTCGCTTTGGAGCAGCGCAAGACGTGGGGGCGCAGGTATCGGATCAGCTACGAAGGGCAAGCAGCCGAACTCACTAAGCTGCGTGCCGAATTTGACTGGATCCGAGCTGTCAACGTTTCTTGCCAGCAACAAGCGCTTCGCGATCTCGACAAGGCATTCAAGGATTTCTTTGCCGGTAGGATGTCCTACCCGACTTTTCGACGCCGCGGAGAAAATGATAGCTTCCGCTTCATGGGCCGAGATGTCCCGGTGAAGCGTTTCAATGGCAAATGGTCATCTGTAAAAATACCCAAAATTGGCTGGGTGAAATTCAGAAATACGCGCCCGACGCGCGGGGTTATCAGGAATGCAACCATCTCTCTCGATGGGCAGGGGTGGCATGTGTCTTTCGTGTGCGAGTTTGCGCACAAAACACCCGTCCCCTTGCCAAAGGTGGTTGGGATAGATCGAGGAGTTGCAACTACTATAGCTCTTTCGACGGGCGAGATGTGGACAATCCCATCGAGCATCGAACGTCTTGAGGTTCTAAAAAGGCGCGCTCAGCGTATTGCGTCTCGACGCAAACGAGGATCAAATCGCCGGCATAGGGCTCTAACTCGTGCGAACCGCCTTCAGGCAAAACAGAGGCGCATCCGACGCGACTTTCATCATAAAGTTGCTTTGGATATTGCGACCCGCTTTGGTGTCGCCGCCTTAGAAAATTTGAACACGCGGGCAATGACCGCTAGCGCTCGGGGCACGCGTGAGCAGCCTGGGAATAAAGTTCGGCAAAAATCAGGCCTTAACCGCGCAATCCTGAATAGCGGTTGGTTTTTGTTCAAAAGCATTTTGACATACAAGGTAGAGGAAAGAGGCGGTCAAGTCGTGACTGTGAACCCGTATCTTACCTCTCAGACCTGCGCCGAATGCGGCGTCGTGGATGCAAAGAGCCGCAAAAGCCAAGCGCGCTTCGTCTGCATCAGTTGTGGTCATGCCGACCACGCCGACGTCAATGCGGCAATTAATATCAAACGGCGGTGGAGCACACCGTTGCTGGACGTGGAGGGTTGCGGTTGCGTGCCCGTCGAAGCGTCAACTGGAGGAGTACAGCAATGTCTCTGAAAATCAGCGCCCTTGCGGGTGGTGAAGATGCTAACCTGTCCCGGCTGGAAGAAGCCAATGCCAAGCGAGAGGAAGCCGAAGCTGACAAGGATCGCCTAGCCATTGAGGCAGCCAGCTTGGAGATCCAGAGAGACGCCGCCCTCGCCCGCGTGGAGAGGCTGGAGAAGGCGCTGACTTGGTACGTCGAGAATGACGACGTGAACCTGAACGACCCTGGGAACGAGTTCTGGGCCGACGGCTACAACCGCGCCAAGGCCCTCCTTTCCGAAGCCCCGCCCCAAGGAGAGCAGTGATGGCTAAGCGCCTGACGAAAGCGGATCTGGCCGCGCGCGATGCTCACGAAGCTAATCTTCTCGCTGCGCTGGCGTGGCCTAAAGTGTCAGAGCCAGAAGCGCATTCGCCGAAGAAGATGGCGGCGCTTCTCACCGATCAGAAGTGGTCAGACCCTGTTCGGGCGTGGACCTTCAACGAGTACACGGCCCGCGTCACGCACGGGTGCTTCAGTCGTGTCCACCATAGCACTGACGGAGCTGAGACGCGTTTCCAGACGCAGGGAGGCCCTTGGTATGACACCCGAGAAGAGGCCGAGATCGCACTCTGGTGGGCCGTCTGCCGCAAGTGCGCCGCTGAGATTTTGAAAGTCGCCAAACCTCTGCCCCAAGGAGAGCAGTGATGGCCGAAGGTCTGAAGCGAGCCTCACAGGCAGCAGCACGCACCCGATGGGACGGGACGCTGACGGAAGGGATGAGGCGGTTCCTCGTGGCCTTGGCTCAGCATGAGGGGCCGGTGTCGGCTCAGCGGCTATCAGAACCGGCGTCACCGCAGCAGGCGCATCCACGGAAGCGCTGCATGGATCTTGGGCTCGCGCACCGCCCTCGATGCGAGGATGGCCGGAGGCGCTGGCAGATCACCGAAGCCGGACGCCTCGCGATCAAGGACGCGTAGAGGAGGAGAGAACGATGGGCTACAACACGGTCGCCGTCATCATGAACGACTCCATCGGCGCGGTTGAGGATGACGCAGAGATAGGGGCTCGCCTTTCTCGGGCTGTGCGGCAATGGTCGAACATCGCCCCGCGCAACCGCCGCACGGTCTCGGCGCACTCGCCCGGGATGGTCCACTGCAACGCCATGGAACTGATCTCGCAGGATCACTCGTCCGGCGAACAGGTGGTCATCGTGCATGGCAACACGGGCTGGCGAGCGGACGACGAGAGCAAGCCGGAACTGAGCTGGCGCGGCCTCGACCAGATGCAGCGCTGCCTGGAGCGCCACGGCTACAAGGTGACGAAGCCGAAGAAGGTGAAGGCCTCCAAGGCATCCCCCTCCCCCACCTCGGAGCCCTGACCATGTCCATCGGAACTGAAGAAGCGGGGCGGGGGAAGCTGACGGAGGCGCAGTGGGAGACGCTTCGCCGCGCTTCCAGCCGTCCGTTTCGTGTCATCCGGGGCTACAAGCCTGCCAAAAAGCTGGCGTCCCTTGGCCTCGTCGAAATCGCCGTCACTGATGGCCCCTTCGCTTGGATCGTGGCCGCAACGACCGCCGGCCGCGCCGCCCTCTCTGCGGGGGAGGAGTGAGAGATGCCTGAGGAAGTGCTTGAGCCCATGATGGACCTCGACCCTCGCACCGGCAACTGGCGGCCCATCGTCACCGCGCCGCGCGACGGCACCGAGATCTGGATCATGGACCCGGATGCCGGCGCTTTCATCATGCGCTGGAACGCTCACCAGAAGAATGGGCTGTTCCCTGGGCTGGTCGGCATGTGGGCTGCCAGCGACGGCAGTTGCACTTGGCAGGAAGCTGATGGCTTCGGGCCTACGTGGTGGAAGCCGTTCGGTCACTGACCCCGCCTAGGATCTCCGTCTGGCAGCGGGTTGAGAGAAGGGGATGACGATGCCGAGAACGATGCACGAGCCCGCCTCGCCTGAGGTAGAGGCCGCGGCACAGGCGCTCTTTGATCGCTACTGCGCGCGGCTCAAAGTGCGCGACGTGGCGAGCCACCATCCGCCTGGGACCAGGGTGTCAGCGATGCCTCCCTCGTACCGCGACGACTATATCGCGGATGCGAGGGCCGCCCTTGAGGCTGCCGATGCGGTACGCAGGCATCGGGCAAGCTAGGCCACGAAGCGTCGCACTTCCCCGCGCGATCCGCCCGCGATAGCCTCAACCCATGAGCGACGACCACGACGCGATCTCCGAAGCCGCCGACGCCCTGATCGCAGCAGGGTACGACGTGAAGCCGTGGGGCGATGATCACGCCTTCTAGTTCGTCAACGGGCAGACGCTCAACGACAGCGATGTCCTCGCCCTCGCCGTGCGCCTCGGCCTCATGGACTCGACGACGGACAAGCTGCAGTAGCCGGGCCATGCCCACCGAACCACCCGCGCCAGTCCGAGGCCGACAGCTCGAGGCCCTCCGAGCCTGCCTGCTCTACCCGCAGGGGCTACGCCGCGGCGCCTATCCATCGGCCATGGCGGTCCTGAGGAAGCGAGGGCTCGTCGAGTCCCGTTCAGCGCCTGGCCCGGGTCGTCGTGTAGACGCATGGTTCATCACGCCAGCCGGTCGAACGCTTCTCGTGGAGATCGATGCGAGCAAGCCCGGCTCTCGGGTGAAGCTTGGCGGCGAGGCATAGGGCAAAAAGAAACCCGCAACGGCAAGCCGGGCGGGCGGGTAGAACGACAGCGATGTAAGAGGCGGCTGCCGGCGGGGCCGAAGGCTACGGTCCAATTGTGCAGTTTGATACCTGGGATTGCCGGGATGCCACAGCCGCCGAGATCCCAAGCCCTGCTCATCACATAGGCTCGACCCTTCGCCACCACCTGAAGTAGCATGGACGCGAGTGATCAAACCCCGTCGCTGAAAGCTGCCTGTCATGGTGAAGCGCGTACCCGTTCGCCGCTGGGACGACCAGCAGAATGCCTACGTGGAGACGCACGAGCATTGGCCGAGCGCCGTGGTCAGCGAAGTCACCGGCCAATGGGGGCTGGAAGGCCACGGTTGGCGGATGAGCTTCGAGGGCGACGTTCCTGAGGCGGATGCTCGACGGATCTGCGAGGCCATCGCGGATCAGATCCAGTTTGAGATTTGACCGGCCGAAACGAAAAACCGCCTCGGCGGGAGCCGGGCGGTTGGGCAGAGAGACAGCGATGTGAGGTCGGCTAGCGCGGGATCTTGGTCCCGACGACGGCGCCGATCGCGAACGCGAGGCAGCACCACATCACGAGGATGCCGTGGTCGGGCTGGCAGTAGTGCATCAGCCGTGGCTCGGTTCGGGCGTAGTCTTCTGGCCGGTCTGGAACATATCGCGGCTCCAGGCCGGCATCCGGTCAACCCACGGCTTCAGGTCCGGCTTGTAGGCCAGCAGGACGAAGACCAGGCCGAACGAGATCAGGAAGGTGAAAGCCAGCCCGTAGCGGGATGGGGCCGGAACGCTCTCCCGTCCATTGGCCTTGATCGCCCCGGCCGGCACGACATGGCACACCGCCGCGACGATCGTGATGAGCTTCACGATGCCGAAGTACTCGGAGTTCAGCCATGCGGGGTCAAAGCCCGAGAGCCGGGTGACGATGCTGCCGGCGGCCCGGCCGGACTGGCTCAGCCACGACAACAGCACCCCGACGATCAGGAAGTCGGAGGCGTCGCCCGAGCCGGTCAGGATCGTGATGACCGACCGGCGCAGGTATTTGAACACGACGTAGAGGCCGAGCACACCGATGATGGTGTCGAGGCCGAGGTTGACGTCGTTGTTTTTGGAGAAGACGTTGAAACAGACGTAGCCGATGATGAGAAGGAAGCACACCCACCCGATCGTGCTCCGGACATTCTCAGGGCTGTCGTCGTTATAGATCCCAGTACGCCACGGCACTTTGCTCACCCTTTCTGACCAGGGCGCGGCTGAACTCGCGCCAGTGCGGTTTCGACCAGTGAGCGGACGTCGCTGGTGGTGCCCCCGAGTGGGTTCGCGGCGTCGCTGTGTTGCCGGATGGTGCGTCGGATCTCGTTCTGGACGTCCTTCGCATCCCGGCCCCGTTCACGAGCCGTCTGGGCAAGGGCGCCGGCCGCCTGCCCTGCCCGTTCCTTTGCCTCGACGTCAGCCGCAAGCACGGCATCGAAACGCCGTGCGTCCTGAGGGTGCAGCCAGTTCTGGATCCATGCCATGATGCGCCTCGTGATCACCGAGGCCCCCACTCATCATCCTGTTCCTGGGATGACCCCAAGAGCGGAGCGCTGCGGCGGCCCCTTTGCAGGAAGTTGGCGATACCGTTCAGAGCGGCCGACAGGTTCCCCAGTCCGTGTTTCAGATCGCGATCCATCAATTCGACGCGCTGGGAGAGGTCGGCGACCGTCTGCCCGCGGGTTTCCAGGGTGGCTCGGAGGGCCTGAAGAGCATCCTCGAAGCGCTCGGTGGCGTTCTTGGAGGCTTCCATCGCAGAGGCGACTTGGAGGAGCTTGGAGATGAGCCCTTCCTTGTCGCTGTAGAGCTTCCAGATGGCGAAACCCGCCACGATGAGAAGTAGGCTCTCTGCGACGACGACGGCCCCCATCGGGCCTTGGGCTAGGAAGACGTCTGCGGTCTTCTGAGCGGTTGAGATGGCTTCGGCCGGCGCAGGCATCACGCGACGCCTAGACGGTCGGCAGAAACGGCTTGCGGCATAGGTGCATCCTAGAACAGGGTGGGCCCAGCCATTTCTGGCGCGGCCTGCTCGCGTCGGGAGTGGTCAGTGGGGCGAGCCGTAAGCCGCCAAGCACAGCGGCTTGCCCCACGCTGCATCGCCTTTCGCCGGGCGACGGCGGCCTGGATCAGTGTGCCGAGACGCCGGGCACGCGGGCGGCTTCAGCCAGGGTGCTGACGACGTTGTCTGCCGGGATCTCCTCGGCGGTCTTTGCCTTGGTGATGACGGCATCGACCTGCGGTAGCGCGGCGGCACTCTTGATGATGCCGTGCGGACGATTGGCCCAGAGCGCCCATGCGCCGAGAATTGCGGTCGCCAGTACGCTGAGAAAGGCCAGGGTCTCGGGACCACCAAGATAGTCCTGCGTTTCCTTGCTGATCAGGCCGCGGGCACCGAGGATGCCGGCGATAAACGTGAGGATGATGCTGGCGCCGCCAGCGAGGCTCTGCGGGGTCATGAGATTATCCGAGATGAGGCGCGAGGGCATTCCAGAGGTCATCCGGGATGCTGTCGAAGTCGGCCTTGGTGAAGGTCACGGGATTGGACGGGCTGACGCTCTGCAGCTTCGCCACCAGCGCGGGCTTGAGGCGCTTCAGCGCGCTCTGCACCTCGGGCATCCCAAGCCCGAGGCGGATCTTCGCGCTGTCCCAGAACGAGGTCCGGTAGGGCAGCGGGATCGTGTACTGGCGAGCCATGACGCAGCTCACTTCGCCTTGGAGGGGTCGACCACGGTCCCATTGACGGTGATTGGGATCTGCGTGCCGTTCGGCCCATCCACGATGACCACGCCGCGGACCGCCTCGCCTTCCTTAGGCTCCGCTTTGGGCTCGGGCTTCTTCGTCGCCTTCGCCGTCCCGGCGGTGTAGGCTACGGGCGTGCCGAAAGCCGTGCAGGCCACTGACACGACAGTCTGCACGAGCGTGGCATCAGCGACGGCGGTCGCGCCGCCGAACATGGCGGCGAGGATCTTGGCGGCCGAGAGCAAGTCTGGAGCCTTGCCACACGCGATGCCGCCGGCCGTCTTGATCTGCCCGTAGAGGGCCGACACCTTAGCCTGAAGCGCGGGGTTTGCAGTTGCGACCGCGTTGGCGACCTGACCGGCCGTGATCGCGCCGGGATTGGCGGCGCCAGCCGCGATAGCCTGCTGCGTGGCCGCGTTCATCTGGCAGGCGCCGAGCATCGGGGCAACGCAGGCGAGCGCCAGCGCCGCGCGAAACGAGCGGGTCATGGGATAGTCCAGTTTTCAGGAGTGCTCGGCTGGCCCCGCCGGCTGGGGAATGCTATGTTCTGAAGGTCAGTGCGGCATCGCGGAAGGACGCGAGAGAGGCCGGAACCGGGTTGTAGCTCATCGGGGGAAGCGCAAGCTTCGAGAGCACGCCTCGCAGTCTACGGTTCGACTCCGTAGGCCCGCCGGATCACCAAGCGAGGCAGCGGGTGTCGAGCCCCGCCCGCGCTGACTTATCCGCTACGCCCGTAGGCGGGCACTATACGAGGCGGTGCGGGCCGCCATACCCCTCCGACCCTGCGTGCAGGGCGGCTCCTACCCGGGAGGATGGAGATCGGCGGCCCGCACTGACCTCATCTCGGGAACTGTGCCGCGACGATGAACAGGATCGCCAAGGCCACCGCAGAGCCGAACAGCAGCGCGAAGAAGGTCCGCCAGCCGGGGTTATCGGCCATCAGCTTTCCTTGACGCCGGACTTCGCGCCCGCGATCGTCGTCGGCAGGTTCGGCTGGGTCGGGATAGGCACGCCAGACGGCCAGCGATAGGCGGTGATCTCGGAGCGCTTGAACGAGGCTATCGAGACGGAGTCGGCTTGGTTGCCGCCCAGCAGGAACACCTCGGTTTTGTTGAGGCCGACGACGAAACCGACGTGGCCCTGCCAGCCGGTGCCGCGCTTCTTGGTGGCGATGCAGCCCAGGACAGGGGTCTTGAGGCCGACGCCCCAACCCTCGTAGGATCGAGCCGCAAGGCTCCCCGAGGGCTTGATGCCAGCACGGTGGAGCATCGCCCCCACGTAAGCCGCACACCACGCAACGGCATCGTTCTTGATGCCTGGGAAGCCTGCATCCCGGTAGTAGGCGACCACCTTCGGGTTGTTCTTCTTGCCGGCGCCTTCCTCGGTGCCGATGTCGGCAGCCGCCAGCGTCAGCCATGCCGGCTGATCGGTCGCCGTGCGGCGCTGGCTGATGTCGTTGGCGAGCAGGGCCTTTTGGGTCAGCGGTCCGGCGATCCCGTCCGCCACGAGGCCAGCGACCTTCTGGAAGGCTCGCAGCGCGGCCACGGTCTTGGGGCCGGCGTCGCCATCGGCGCCGTCCTTGCCGAGGTCGTAGCCGCGGGCGATCAGCGCCTGCTGGATCTCCTTCACGCTGAGATCGGCCATCAGTGATGTCCTCGGTGCTTGTCGGCGATCGGCTTGCGGCGCGCGGCAGGTTTGGCGGCAGGGACAGGCGCTGCAGCTTTGGCCAAGGCCGCCTGATGCGAGCCGAGGCCCATCCGAATGGCTGTCAGTGCCTTCCGTGCGTAGGCCAGACGCCCACGCAGGTTCGGACGCCCTGGCCGCTCGAACCGCGTCATGAAGACGGAAGTAGCTTCCTCAAGCGTCCGCGCCCGCTTCAGAGCGGCTAGCGCGGCCGCCTCGGTCGTCTGCAACTCGTGAAGCAGGAAGCCGTAGTTGCCCTCGTCCGAGGACGGTGAAAACTTGTGCGCGGCGCACCAGTTCAGCATCGCCGTGCGGCGGGCGCCGGTCCATTGGCCAAGCCCCCAGCCTCCGTGACCATGGCTGTGTCCGAGTTCCTGAAGGTAGAGGTAGCCCCCACTCTCCAGGCCCAGATTGCCGAAGCAGCCGGCCGACTGAAAATCTTGGCAGCCCGTATCGTGCATGAACCGCGGGCCGAGGATCATGGTTTTGGCGGTGAAGAGATCTGGCATCAGTGGCCAGCCCCGTTATGCTGCGGGGCGCCGCCGAACTCAGCGACGTAGCCGGCCTTCCAGTCGCCGAGAAACACGGCCTGGGCCTGCTCCACGGTGATGAGGCCGCGCTTGAGCTTGTTGCAGACGCGGTCTTCCAGCCGGTCCTTATCGTGGAAGGTCCACGGACCGTCGCTGGCCTGGATCCAGAGATTGGTGATGTCGTTCGATCCGCCGGCACAGAGCGGGCATCTGTGATCCACCTCGTAGGGCGGCAGATGGTTCGTCCCCGGGATCGCGTCGTGCGGACCCCTCATCCCGTAGCGGCGATAGACGGCCAGCTTCTCGGCGCCCGTGACGTTGCGGACCGTCGCGGTGTTCACGCCCACGATCTCGGCCCAGTCTGTCGTCCGCACCGCCCCCGGTGTCAGCACCGGATCGGGCTCGGTGCCGTCGCTGGCGGCATGGGCAGGGGTGGAGAGCGCACAGAGCGCCAGCGCCACGAGGATGCGGGTCATAGAGAGCCTTGACGTGGCGAATGAGGGATGCCCAGATATGGCGGATATGATACGAAACGAAGCCGCCAACCCCTTCCGCGATTGGATGGATCGGCATAAGATGTCGATCCAAAGGACGGCCGATGCCCTTGGGTGCTCGACTGGCGCTGTGCAGAATTGGAAACGTAACGGGGCTCCCCGCTACATCCTCATGGCATGCGCTGCGTACTCAATAGGACTGCCGCCGATACAGTGAGGCAGACATGAGTGTTTACTGGCTTATCCCGGTCGCTTGGTGCGGGCTTGGATTGCTGAGCGTCCCCGGCGATTTGGCTTATTGGTGCCGAGAATTCCCAAACAGTTCGCCGCGTGAGAATTTGGGAACGGCGATAGCTTCAGCTCTGGTGTGGGGCCCGATGTGGCTGTTCATCAGCTTCTTGTCGTCGGGCTTCTATCGGCACGGGTTCATGTTCAAGCTCCCGCCGGAGCCGAGGCCTCGGTCTCGCTAACCCCACGAAGGTCACGGAACGGGTGGAGGAGAGGATGCCGACGACGCTAACCGGTTGGCTTCTACTCGCGGCGCTGATGGTTTCCACCGGGTGCGGGTCGGCGCTCGACACCAAGATGGTCATGTTCGGGTTTGGAAAGGCGCCTTATCATCGGCGTGACATTCCGATCCTGTATCTGTTCATGGCCGGGATGTTCTTGGCCGGTACCCTGTACATTCTAGTGGAGCCTGCGAAGCCATGACCCCCGACCTCAAGCGCCTATACGAGGCGGCAGAGCGCGCACACGACGACTGGGTGAAGGGCGGCTATTCCGTCAAGCCCGGCGAGTACACGATAGAGGCCACGCCAGAAGCCATCGTCCGTGCGGTTCTTATGGCTCTGAGAGAGCCGAGCGCCGAGATGATAGATGCCGGCGCTATCGGATCAGGCGAGGACAGCGAGAACGTCGCAGAAGGGGCGTGGGAGTGTATGATCGACGCCATCCTCGCAGAGCCTGCCAAGGCATAGGAGGGAAGGATGCCTCGGTATCACCAGTTCGACAGCGTAGCCCTACCGAATGGTGCCGCTGTCGTCTGCCTGGACCTCATTGAAGGAACCGAGCCTCCAGTTTGGATCGTAGAGGTGTTCAACACCAAGGGCTCTATGGGTGACGGCATTACCGACATGTGGGAGGGGCCGGATGGCTTGGTTGCCCTCAATCCTGCGGAGCTTGCCGAGATCCTGAGGCGGCCGCCTAACCTCCATATCACCGATGCACCGTCACTCGGAACGGGATCGACGGAGACGGCAGGCTGATCAGCGCTGACGATGTGAACCCCAGGGCAACCTGGTTCGTACCTGAGACAAACCACCAAGCGAGGTTGATGCCGCCGGGGATTGCGGCGGTCGGCTGAACGGAGATGTCCTCGCCCGCTGCGAGGCTATCGCCGGCCACCACGGGGGACACGTTCAGCGTCACAGTCTGCGTCGCCCCTAGGCTGATGGTCAGGGCCGTCGTCAGCGTGCCGGTGAATTTGGCGTGCGCGAGAGACCGGACCTGCTTCGACTGAACGAGGTTGCCCATGGCCTGCCTCAGTACGCGTAGGCGGCCTTGACCTCGTCCGTCGTCGCCAGCGCGAAGCCGGCGTTGGCCGCCGACCACGTGATGGCCTTGCCGGACACCGTGAAGGGCGGCGCAGCGCCGATAGGCATGTAGACGACGCCGTTGACGATGAGCTGCGTTTTGGCGCCGGTCGGGGTGTAGGTGAAGTTGGAGACCGTGTTGGCGGCTGTGACCGTCAGGGCTTCGCTCGTCTCGCGGTAGCCGAAGGTCGCCAGATCGGGCGCGATGTGGCGGGACACCATCGCCGTGATCGCGGTGTACGGCAGATGGTCGAAGTTGAAGACGTAGGGGATCTCGAAGCTGATGCTGGTCGCCGCCGCCATCGTGTAGGCGGTCTCCGTGCCGTTCGGCGCCGAGAAGTAGGACAGCGTCCAAGTCGAGCCTGAGTTGGAGACCTTGGCGTAGACCTCGTTGCCGTTGGCATCCACCAGCTTGTCGCCGGTCGACACCACGTACACGTCGGTCAGGTTGAAGCCCGCCGCCGTGCTGACGCCCTCCTGCGTCGCTGACCCGACCTGAAGCGGAACCGCCGAGCCACCATTCCCGGCGGTGTTCAGCGCCGTCGTGAGAGCGGACGTGATCGTGTCAGAGGTGCCGCCAGCCGTCGAGAAGCCCGAGATGCCCACCCATGCGAGCATGAACTTCTGGATCTGCTTGGCCTGGATCTGCGCCATCGTAGGAAGCTCCTAGGAGTAGACGAGAGTGACCCGGTCGGCAGGGTCGAGCGAGAACGTCGGGTCCAGCCACGTCACGGCGGTATCGCTCACGCCGATGTCCGGCGGGCGGTAGACGACGCCGTTGACCTCGACGCGGAAGGTGGCGAGGCGGGATGGCGGCTGCTGGAGCGAGATGGTGGTCTGGCCAGCCGCCGAGATGTCGACGGGCACAGCGTAGAGATCGCCGGCAGAGGAGCACTTCGCGAACTCGCCCTGCAGGTAGGCCAGAGCGTCCGCCATGCTGGCCGGCGTGAAAGAGCCGTCGAGGCTGGTCAACTCCGACCACGCCAGCGACTGCTCACCCCGACCGCCGATGTCGTTGATCTGGATCGTGTCGGGTAGCACCGTGGAGACGACCGCCACGAGCGACCGGGCCGGAAAGGCGCCGTTCCCCGCGATGACGATGCTGCCGGACGTAGCGTGGAACCCGATGGCGAGGGTCATGCTGCGAAATCCAGAGGCGTCACCTCGGGGCTGAACTCCATCAGCGTCGCCCCGCTGGTCGCCATGACGTAGACGACAGCGCCCTGGCCGACGAAGCGCGTCCGGCACTGCTCGGCGAAAGTCTCCGAGCCCGGCTGCATCTGGCCGGCATCGGCGGTGAGGGCGATCGGATCGGGACCGAACTCGAAATTGATGTCGTCGCCCGGCCGGACGGAAAAGCGCAGGCCCCCTCCCCGCTGCTGGGGAACGACCGTGTAGCTGAACTTGAACAGGAGCACGTCGCCGACCGCTCGGGCGCGCAGCAGGCCAGCCGCGTTGTCCCAGAAGGCGAAGTTGGCCCAGGGACCGGACGGAAGGTTGAAGTTGGCGACCGACGGCGTCAGGTTGCGGGTCAGGCGCACCCACTCGCCGGCCGGTAACGTGAACGGGTTGCCCTGATCGTTGTCGGTGTAGTCGATGGTTCCGAAGCGCTTGGCGAAGCCATTTGCCCCCTGAGGGCCTTGAATGCCCTGGGCACCCTGCTGCCCCCGAACTGTCACGGACGCCACCACGGGCCTTCCCTGCGCAGCCACGGCCACATTGGGACGCTGGCGTGCGGTGACGGTGAAGCGGGGAAGCGAAACGCCACCGCTCACGAGGATGCCCCCGTGCCCGGCAGGACGGTGAAGTCGATCCGGCAGATGCCCTGAGGCGAGGATGAGCCCGGCGCGTAGCGGTAGAGGTCGCCGATGACGTCGGTCTGCATGCTCAGCCGGAGGAACCCGAGAAACTGCGGCTTCCACGTCCGGCCGGCGGCAGGGATCAGGAACGACGCCACGCCGCCCGTACCCGGCGCGATCACCAGAGACCCGTTCGTCAGCGCGCTATCGCAGACGCCTACGAGCGTCTTGGACACGTCCCAGAACCGCACGAACAGGCGCGATCCGGTGAGGTCCAGAGGCGTCGCGCCATCCTCCTGAAGGATGGTCTGCTGCCATGCGAAATCCTCCCCGTCGAAGAAGGCGTCGGGGCTGCTAGCGGTGATCGCCATCGGCTAGGGGCTCACGATCAAATCTGGCGTCATCAGTTCATCGCCACGGACCGCAACGTGCCGCCGAAGTTGCACACGTGCTTGTAGGTTCCGGCGGTCGTGTTCTGCCAGTCGGCGCAGGCGCCGGCCGGGATGTCCGACGTGGTCGGGTCTGCCGTGCGAATGAAGGCGCCCGTCAGCGCCCCGGAGGTGCCCTTGCCGTAGACGCCCAAAGGAACGTTGGTGCCCGGTCCGTTGGCTTGAAGTCCGGGGATCGACCCCGGGAACGCCGCAGCCCAATTCAAGCCCGTGGTCGTCGTGCCGAAGACCTGAAACGTGAGCTGGTTCTGGCTGTTGCTCGACACGTTCAGAGTGCCGTTGCCCTGGGTGTCGAGGTCGAGGTTGACGTTGGCGTCGCTTCCGCGGGCTTGGACGCTCGGGCCATACAGAGCGTTGGTCGCCCCGGGCGCCACGGTCAGGTAATTGGCCCGCTGGAACGTCTGCGGGAGGATGCGTAGGACATCCCAACCATAGTCGCCGCCGAGGCTCAGGCCGCCATCGCGGTGAAGCACCAACTGCTGGGTCTTGGACCCCGGAGAATATGGGAGTTCTGCCGTCGTAAAGCGCAGATCTCGGTACTTTCCATAGGCGCCGTACTGCGCTTCGTACCAGAAGCCATCGTATCGCGTATAGATAGAGAGGTTTTCAACGTCCTGATTACTCGTGTGCAGCCGCAGCGTCGTGATCTGGTCGTTGGCGTCCCAGAAGAACTCGTAGGTCGCGTTGGTCAGATTGCCGAGGTTGTTGGCCAGCGTAATCGTCTTGGTGTCGGTAAATCCTGTGACCTGTTGCTTGGCGCCGTTGATGCGAAACTCGAACGCCGGATCGTTATAATACAGCAGGAACGGGTCACCGGCCACGCGAGTGACCGTGTTTCCGGAGACGTTGGCCGTGCCGACGCCGTGGACGTAGGCCAGCTTGAACACCTCGGTCACATTCGCCGGAAAGGTGTAGGCCGAGCCGTTGTTGGCCATGATCGTCGCGCTGTTGCGATCGGAAGCGACGGACGCGACGCGCAGCACCAAGCCGTTGAAGTAGATCTTGCGGCCGACCCAGGAGGGATCGAAATTGTTGCCGTTGCCAGCGACCCACGTGAGCGTGCTCGTGCCGCTCGCCCCGGTCGCTAGGCCGCTGGCGCCGCCCGTGTGGAGAGCGAACTCCATTGACGACCAGGGGCTTGTCGGCACCATGGCCTGCCAAGAGTTGTTTCCCTCCAGCCGGTTCGTGACGCCGTATGGGCCGTCTTCCGGGACGCCGCCTCCGATCTGGAGACCCGTCGCGATATCGCCGCGGTTGCCGCCGATCGCGAGGTTCTGGGTCATCTGGCCGCCAGAAACGACCGGCTTGGCGATGGGCGCGAGGAACTGAAACCACGTGGAAAGTGGCGCCGTCACGCCCGTCGCCGTCGCGCTCGCGGCGCTAACGGGGCCCGTCGCGCCGCCAGACCCGATTTGGAGAGCATACGGCTGAGAGGTGAACTGGCCGTTCTGGTAGGTGCCGAGGGTGGGTCCGCCGGGCAGGACAAGCTTGTTCGTCCCCGACGTGATCCGACCGGGGCCAAGGATCTGGTCAGCGTGCGCCGGCAGGACAGCAATGAAGATCGCCGCAGCGGCAGCGAGGAAGCGGTTCACGCGCATCAGGCGACGGTCCACAGGTTCAGGCCGTTCGAGTGAAAGGCGAGCTTCTGATAGGGTGAGCCCATCGACACGGACGGCTGGCCCGCGATGGTGTCGGTACCCGCTGTCGCTACGGTGATCGTAAGGGTCGATGAGCATGCGCCGCTCTCGTCCGCGACGTAGAGGGGCTGTCCAGGACGGTAGGCTGCCGCATTGGGCAGTGTGATCGTCCGTGCCGCGGTAAGCGCCTGCATTGCAACGTAAACATCGGATGCGGCACACACGTAGTTGCCGTCACTGATGCCGGCGTACCCCACGGCTGCCGCAGCAATATCGACCACCGACACAGTCGTTTTTGAAACCAGCGTCCCGTCAAGTCGCGCAAAGGCTTGGATGACGCCGGGCGCCCCGTCTCGGCCATTCTGACCTGCTGGCCCTTGAGCCCCCGCGACGCCATTGGCCCCCGGCGCGCCAGGGGGGCCTGCAGGCGCAACCGATGTCAGCCCAGAACCGGCCACGTTGGCTTGCTGGAGGAATGCGAAGGTGGTGGTCGTCATGGCCTAGATACCGCCTGCTGCACCACGACGCTCGCGGGGCCGCTCTGCGCCATCAGGTTGATCGGGCCGCCATCGCTGGCGGTGGCGCTGATGTCGGTCACAAGCGGCATCGCTGCGGTCGAAAGCGGAAGGCCCGCGAGCGCGCTCGGCGGCGCATTGATTGCTAGGACACCGCTCGTCCCGCCATTGATCAGCAGGCCGTTGTCGGTGCTCATGATCAGAAGCGGGAACTCATCGCCGGCAACACGCCGCACCTGCATGAGGAATGAGATGCCTGTCAGATCCAGCGGCAGCGGCTGGAACGACACCCCAATGCTGGCCCCGCTCTGCGTAGCCGCACTGGATAGCGTCACTGATGTCGTGGTCGGGATGGCGACGATCGTAGTGCCCACTGGGATCCCGTACCCAGCCACCGGCTGCCCCGTGACAAGGCTGGACACCGTCTCGGCAGGCAGGTTCGCTAATGTAGGACTACCTGCGGTCATGGCGCAGGCAGCCACCAAAATGAGCTGCGGCCCGGCCGGATAGGGGAACGGTATAGAAAACTGAAAGACCGAGTCTTTCGCGACGACGAACGTCGTTCGGGTGCCGTCGATCTGCGGCAAGTTGAAGATCTGGGTCACAAGCCGACCTTAATCTGCCGTCAAGTTGAGATTTTTGATGCTTCGATGAAGAGTTCATCAACCTGGTCTGACGTCAGCTTCAAGCCATCTGGACCACTCAGCGCAGCAACGTAGGGGTTTGCCCGCTCCCAAGTCTGTGCGTCATCAAACCAGATCTCGACCTCGCCACCAGCGACCTTTACGGCGGCGACCACATCATCAAGCATGGTCTTCCCCTCAGCAGAGCCGGGGGTGCGCCGCAGTTGGATCTTGGCCTGCGCCTTTGTCACTAAGAACGGGACGACTTTCATCTGCGCAGCGACAGCATCGTCGTAGCCATTGAGATCGACATCTGGGGTCAGGTCAAAGGCAATCAACGCTCCGCTTTTGTCTCTCACATCGGCGACGGCATGGGCGCCGAGAGCGTGGAGCGCGGCTTGGTTCGCATACTTCTGGCTGTCGACGCGCATCAGACAAACTCCTCCTTGCACAGCAGCTTGCCGTTGTTCGGCGTCGGGTAGCCCGGGACGTCTGATGTGTTTGGGTTGAGGATTGTCGACCACGCAAGGTTGTCATCACGCTTGAACAGCAGATCAAGGGTGAGATTTCCAGCCGGCAGCCCATCAATTACGAAAAGTGGCGATCCGCCGAAGTGGCACGGCGAGTTGGTGTTGCTGATGTAGTAACCAGTGGTGACCGTGGTCTCGTCGTAGAGCATGGTGCTACCACTCGTTGCTCGCAGACGATGTGTGACGGCCGCCGCACCCTGACCGACGATGATTGGCGAGAAGCAGGTGAAAGCTCCCTGCACAACAAGTCTGCTAGTAGCGCTTTGTTTGGTATAGGGGATGCCGGAGAGGGCCGTGACAAACTGACCGGCGCTGTTGGCCGGCAGGGACATGGAAACCCGCTGCGTGATCGGAATAATGACTTCGTTGAACGGCACCTTGGCCGCTCCCAAGGAAGTGATCGACGCGGCATCACTCGGCGCGGCCCCCGTGAACCGCCACGAAGCGCCGTCGTAAAAGATTTCTTTCCACCGGGCGGCTACGTCGCCGACCTTCAATGGCGTACCATCACTCTTCACTAAGGCCTTCGCGCCCGTGCCATTGACGTTGATGACTGGCGAGGTCGTAGCGTTGGCGTTCGCAAACTTCACGAACGCTCGCTGCCCAGTGCTGATAGATCCCGTGTTCGGGCTCAGGTTGACGACATAGTTGTCAGCCGAGCCAACATCGACACCGTAAGTCCAAGAGCCGGCCTGAACCCCTGCGGGCACGCCTGGCAGCGTCGTCGGAATGAACGGCGCGCCAGAATAGCCAGCGATGTTCCCGCTGCTGATTGAGGTAACACCGAAGGCCAGCGTGACTACGTACAGCCCGACATAGCCAGGATCGGGGCTCGGCGTGCTCTGGCTGCCGGCCGGTGCCGCCGTGCCGGCTTTCGGGATGACGCTGACGCCGCCCTGCAGGATCGTGTAGCTCTGTGCCCCATTCCCACCGGGACCAGGATAGGTCACATATTTGTAGGCATTCGTGCTCGGATCTAGGACCGGCGTCGGGTTCTGGAACGACAGCACCGTTGAGCCGGCCGGGATGTCGGCATAGGCGACTTGGATCAGAAAATTCTGGGCATACCCAGCCGCGGAGGGCGGCGTCAGCGTGATCGTCTGCGCATCTAGGGCAACGCCCTGCTTGAGGACCTGATGGCCATCGGTGTTCAGAGCGCTCTCGGTCGTCGGCTCGATGCTCTCAAGCTGGTAGACTTGGCCAGGCCCAATGGCGATGTTCAGCCCTCCGCCTGGGGTGACGGCGAACGCGCCGGCCGGAACGACAGTGTTGGTCCCGAGTACCGCTTCGGAGAGCTTGGCGAGGCCGACCATCGCGAAGCGGCCGAGCAACAGGTTATCGAGCGCGCGCGGCACTTGGCCGGCGTACACAAGGGTACGATCCATAGCTGACCTGTCAGGTTGAGATTAGGTGTGCGCGACCGGCGCGTTCTGGATCGCCGTCCAAGCGATCACGCCCGCAGCCGCAGAGCGGGCGACGCAGGCGTAAATCTCGTCGTCCGAGACTGGTGCGGTGTATTCGCTGTCCTCAACGTAGCGGATCCCATATCCGCTATCGTAGCCACCGAGCACATCCATGCCGTTGGCATTCGGTATGCCGCCGCCAGCCGGGCGGTATGCGGTCACGAAAAGCTGATAGGGCGTGAGATCGCCCCACATGCCCGCGCCAGCCGACGTCGTGGACGAAGGTCCGTAGGTTTGATCGTAGGGTGCGGGGCCGGCGTCGTAGCCCAGCGACTGATCCAAGCCGCCAATGGTACTCGGCACCAAGCTGGAGCCTGCATAGGCAAGGCCAGCCCCATCATAGGCGCCGCAATCGTTCGCACTAAACAGCTCGACGATCTTGGGGCGGTACCCTGTCAGGTCATAGAGCGCTTTATCAATGGCCGGTCGAGTGACACGGGGTCGAAATATCTCGTCGGTGTAGCGCCTTCGCCAGGCGTCGTCGGCCTCACCATTCCGGCGCAGGAAGCCTTCCTGGAAGAAGCCGTAGGCATCGACGTCAAGCAGGTAACCGACTGCTCCGGCTCGGCGCGTGCCGCCCTTCACAGTCTGCTGCTGCGCATAGAGCCACGCGAGACTGTCGCCGATACCGCCAAAGACGGCATCGCGGACTGGCGCAACGTCGGCGGCCCAGCGGCGCGGAAACAGGCTGCGAAGACGCCTAAGAATGTCGGTGGCGGACCCCTTGATGGTCACTGGACCACGATGTTGTTGGCCTTCGGCGTAGCCTGCGGCGTGCCGAGCACGTCGTTGGTCCCGCCGTTCAGCGTGTAGGAGTTGGCATCGACCTCAAGCACGCCCGGAACGCCCTTGGCCACCGCCGGAAGGTCGAAGTATGCGACGGGCGCACCCTGCCCGCGCCCGTTAATGAAGGAGGCTATCGCGGCACCGACTGCCGCGATGACGTTCTGCCGGACAAAGCCGGGACGCACCGCGATCTGCATTGAGACATTGATCGGGTTGCGGGTTGCCGCGTAGACGCCCGCGCGGATGCCGGCCGCTCGCACGCCCGTGACGTCGCTGGCAATCACCGCCTGCGCCGCAGCAAGCAGATCGGCTGAGATGTTGCCGGATCCGTCGTCCACGATGACTGTGACCATGCCGGGGTTCGCTGACCCGTCAAGGTTCTGGTTCTGCAGGACCTGACAGGTCAGCCCCACACGCAGATTGGCAATGGCCGACTGGTACGAAGGCACTGTGCCCCCGGTCCGCCCCGCGACTGCCAGCGAGAAACGCGCTTTGACGCTGTCGTCGCTCTCGACATCAAAGCCGTTGGTCAGCGCGCCGGGATTGGTGACCGTGTCCACGCCCGGCATCGTCGACGAAATCAGCCCGATTGTCGCCGCGCCGACATTCCCGTTGCTCCCAGGACCACCACTCGCGCCATTGGTCGATGCGAACAGCGCGGCATCCTCCGGAGTGATGCCGATCACGGGGGCCGCGACACTCGTCACCTGCGGCGGGATTGCATAAGCACCAACGGTGCCGTCCGGCGAAACATAGGCGGCGATAAAGGCCGGGTTGCTCGGGTCCGCATAAACTTGGAACGTCTGCGTTCCGTCTGTCGTCCTCACGGTGCCGCCTACTGGAACATAGGCTGTCGTCGCTGCGGCTGTGTAACGCGAGAACAGACAGGTACCTGTCGCGGCCTGAGCGCCCAACCGCGTCACGCCGGCCAAGGGGAAATCCGCCACGAACGTATCGACATCGGAGCCGTAGGAGGTCGCCAGCCGGGTCAGCATGGCGATTTGAAGGTTCTCCTTCTGGAGCCACAGCCCGTTGCCGGCGTAGGTCTCCGCAAGCGCGCGGAGCACCTTGCCCTTGGCGAAGTTCAGGAAGACGCTGGTCAGGCGGCTCTGGATGCCGGCCGCGATAGTGCCGACGATCGTGCCTTGGCTGCGGGTGTCAAGAGCGGTCATCGGCTGCCCGGCGTCTCAAGGCTGACGGCGATGGCCGCGCCCGTCACGGCATCGGTGTATTGGATGTCGATAGCGAAAAGCCCTGGGTTGGCCGTGGAAGCCGTAACCGTGGTCTTAGGCACCGGCACAGAAGCGACCGTGCTCTCCAGCGCGATCTGCGCCCGCACGATAGCCGCAATCGTCTTCTCCCGTGCGACGCGACCGATCCGAGAAGGCAGACCAGCTCCATACTCAGGCGCCCAAATGTAGCCCCCGGCGATGGTGAGAAGCCGCCGGATGATGGACTGACGCGTTTCATCCGGGCCATCGACGAGCATGAGATCGCCGTCAGCGGTCAGAAGGAAATCGCCGTCCCATTCCAGATGCAGGTCCGCCATATCAGGCTGCCTTACCGCGGGCGGGGATCTTCAGTTCAATTTCAGCCGCGATCCATGGGTCAACGAGACCGTTCAGATCGGCGATCGTTTCCCAGAGGAGCGCGCTGCCCAGCTCGCGTGCTGCGACGGCAAAAAGCGTCGTGCCGCTCACGCGAATGATTTTGGCGGGGATCGCCAGGGGGACGAGACCAGCGCTCACGCAACCCCCTGAGCGAGGTTGAAGACGGCCCGCCCGACAAAGCCGCGCAGATCGGAAAGGGTCATTTGGTCCGACACCGCCGCAAGCCGTCCGGTCAAATCGGCTATCATTTGGGTGGGATGTCCGGTCGGATCAGGCGCATCAAGGGCGAGGCCTGCGCCATCCAGCGCAGCATCAATCATGGTCAGTACCGCCTGCCCCTGATTGACCAGCGTAGCGATCTGATAGGGCGTTGCCGATGAGATTGGCTTGCTGGCGGTCACCGCCGCTTGAAACGCAACAAGAGCGGCCGGAATGGTTGCCGGGATCACTGAACGAGGCTCACTGCAACAGAGAGATCCGCGCCGACCGTGACGTCAAGGCTCGGCAAGCCGATGCCGCCGATGCCGAAGCCGGCTCCAACACTGCCAAGCGCTCCAGCGCCGAAGCCCCCCGCTCCGCCGGCTGAGCTGTCCACCGGCATAAGGATGATGCTGAACTCGACGTAGGTCGCCTTGCAGACGAGCGGCAGGAACTCAAGAATGATGACCGTGCGGGCCTCGACGCCGTTGGAGTACGGTAGCGGCGTCCCGCTTTTGCGCAGGCTGTCGAGCAGCAGGGCGTTATCAATCGCGTCATCACCCCAGAACTTGCCACTCCAGATGCGGTCAATGTCATCTGGGCCCATGCAGTCGACGACCCGATCGCCGCCGGGCAATCTCTTCGTGCTAACTTGCTGCCGGCCGCCGAAGGGAAGCTTCTCGGGCGAGGACCATGCGTCGAACTCGACGGGTCCCAGAATGACGACATCCGTTGCCATAGCCTAGCCCGTCACCACCGGCAGACCGCCGGATGTAACCGCCTGTCCGGCAAGCGTCCCCGTGCTGGTCAGGCCACCATTTTGCTGCGTGATGGCGCCGTCCACGCTGACAGCGCCCTTGATAGAGACCATATCGGCCGTGAAGCTCTGGCTCTTAGCGGTGAACGTCTGCGAGCCATTGCCGGAAGTGATCGTGACGTTCTTATCCTTGGTGTCCAAGGCGTGATTGCCGTCTTTGTCGAACTGGTGCGTCCCGCCGTCCTTGTGCGTCGTGACGATAGACCCGTCCGCCTTCATCAAAGTCGATCCGCCAGTCTGGTGCTTGAATAAGATCTCGCCGGACTGCACTTCGGGCGGGTTGTCCGCCTGCGTGAAATGCTTGTGCTTGACGACCGGCGTGTTCGGATCGCCGTTCTCGAACTCCACATCCATGATGTCGCCGTCGAGGGCGTCGGCCGATCCGACATTTGGGCCGACCATGACGCCGTATCCATCGCCGGCATGATGGGAGGCGAGCGGAACCCATCCGGTCTCGACCATAGACGGCAGCAGCACGCCCTTCACGGCATGCGTCTTCGGGTTGTAGGCTGTCACCGCCATCGTCGACTTGTGCTGGCGGCTGCCAGTCGCGCGCTGCGCCTCGCGGCGATAGATGTTATCGAGCGACATGGCGTCTCTACAGGCTCGTCCCGCCGGAAGCCCCACCGCCGAGGCTGGCAGGCCGCTGAGGTGGTAGCGGCACGGTCTTCGTGGCGGGCCCATTCTCGTTGATCGACTTCCCGCCGATCGACTTCGTGGAGACGCTGACGTCGCGGCCTTTCTTCGCCCCCGTCGCCTGGATCGTCATCCCGAAGCCTTCGCCCCAATCGATGATGAAATCCACGGCGTCGATGTCGTACCTCTGATCGTAGATGGTGCCGGTGCCTGACAGGTTGAGGTCCTGCCGCACGTCCACGCTGAGATCGCCAGGCGCCTTGATGACCACACCGAGTTCGTGCCGGATCAAGCTCTTGGCCCGTGCCTTGGCCAGCTTCTCGACCTGCTTCTGGTTCCGGCCTGGGTGCTCATCCTGGTAGGTCAACACGTCGCCGACACCGGGGGTCGTGGCTTCGGCTTGGAACACCTTGCGCAGCCGATGGTGGAACGATCCGACACGCACCTTGTGCGGGCGCCCGGCCGTCATGTTGCGCTTCAAGGCGATGTCCATGACGTTGGCGACGGTGTAAGCCGCGGCCGTTCCGGGAGGCTGCCACACGACGTCGTAGGAGCCGTTGCTTTGATCGTCGGGCTCAAAATAGAGGGTCGAGCCGTCCACATACCAGCGGCAGCCCTCGCGCTCGGCGAGGTCGTTCAGAACCTCCCAGTCGGTCCGGTTCAGGATCAGATGCGCCGTGTCCTGATCGTAGGTCTTGCCGGCGTACTCGCCACCCTCGTCCGGCAACTCGACCTGAGCCGTCAGCTTGTGGTCCTTGGCGATCTTCTCGACGATATCCTTCGTCTTCTGATTGTTGAATTTTTCTTGACGCGGCTTCTCTCCGAGGGAGGCCGATTTGTCCCGGCCCTGGACACTTACCGTCATCTCGCGGAGGTTCACGGCCGGCATGTCGACCATACCGGTGATCATCTCGCGCTCGTCGCTGCCGTCAGATGCCGACGACATGATGACCTTGGCTTCCTGAGGGTCAAAATCGGTCCACTCGGCGAGGCCGAAGCCAAAGCGCTCTGTCGCCGTGATCGACAGTTCGACGTCGAAATGGTCCGACTGCCTGCGCCCCGAACGGTGCACTTGTCCTGCGATGCAGGGCATGCGCGCGCCACCGATCTCCAGCCAGATCCGCGGGTAGCGGACTGGAATGCCGCCTACGCCGCCCGCCATGGCAGCGTCAGGCCGCGTCCGTCACGGGCGTGCCGGGAGCGCGCCAACCGCCGTGGGTGTCCATTCCGCCGGCGGCCTTGGGGAAAAGGTGCGCCTCGGCCTGATGCCGCGAGATCATGCTTCCGACCTTGCGCCCATCCATCTGGATCGTAGAGTTGACCTGCACCCACTGCTCGCGCTTCGGCGGCGGCCCAGCGGTTGGAGCTGGCCTCTCGGTCGCCACTTCTCCTGCGCCACTACGGCGAAGGCCTTGCAGATACGGATGCCGGAAGCGGTACGCGAGCGCCTTCTTGGCTGGGTTCTCATATTTGTCGATGCCGATAGCGAGAGCGGCCTCGCCGGACGGCGCCGCCATGATGGCATCGTAGACACTGCGGTAACTGCCGCCCCGGCCGTACAAGCCCAGCATTTCGGCTCGGAAGTGCTGCTGCTGTACGCGCGGGTCCGAGGCCGAGAGCCCCATCTTCGCGGCCATGGCACGGAGATTTGCGGCCCTGCCTAGCCGCCACTGCGCCGTTCCGAACGCCGTTCCGTGATCGCCGACGGCGCCCGGGTTTAGGTTGATGCCGGACTCCCCCTGCATCATCGCGACCATAGCACGGGCTTTGTCGGCATTCATGCCGAGGCCGCCTTCGCCCACGGGGCGCTGAAGCATTTGCAGCCACGAAGCGACGCGCTCCTTCCCGGCCGCAGTGTAAGCAGAGCGATAGGTTTTTCCGCCGATGGTCGCGAGATAATCGCTCCCGACACCGAGATTGCCCGCGGCGCCGCCACCACCGGCCCCGAAGCCGCCCCCCATCGCTCTCGCTGCGGCTGATGCGCTGCCAAAATTATCGTTGGCACCGCCGCCGAAACTGGCCTTCTGGATCAGGCCGCCGAAGCCCTCGCCACCCTCAAAGGCTGTCTTGCTGAAGGGATTGAGCTTGCTGAACAGGCTCTTGAGCATGTCGCCAATCGCCGTGACGAGCGACGTGCCCATTTCGGTGATCGCCGCGCTGAGCCGGCCAGGCCAAGAAGCGATCTCGGTGATGAGTTTCGCGGCCAAGGTCCCCATGGTCTCGGCAGAAGGCGTGATCGCCTTGACCCACTCGCCGAACGCCAAAGCCGCCTTGTTGAAGGCCGCGTCAGCTGCATCAAGAGCGGGGCCCATGCCGGTGGTTGACTTAAGCCACTTCTCGAACGGCTCATGAAAGGCAACGAAGGCCGCGGCAGCGCCAGTGATGCCAACGGCAAGCCAGCCGGCGGGGCCGAGCGCCGCTAGAAGCGCAACCGCCCCGCCCGCAGTGAGGGAGGCTCCGAGCACCGCAATGCCCTTGCCTATCGCCTCGACGGTGCCCGCCATCTCTGGCCGCGCCGCCCACTGCGCCATGCCGCCGAGCGCGGCGTTGACCTTCTTCAGGTTCTCCGTCGCGATGCCGACGAGCGGGGCCCCCAGCGCTTGCAGGAAGTTCTCCCACTGCTCATGGAACGCCTGCTTCTGGCCCTCCCACGACTTGTCAAGGTAGCCCTTCTCGTCTGTCTTATCGAGTTGCTTGCGCGCCTGCGCCATCAGCGCGGCGTCCTTCATGAACTTGTTGTACTGCTGCAGGACCTCAATGATCGCCTTCTGCGCATTCCGATCGGGGAACATCGCAGCGACGAGCTGCGACTCGCGGATGTCGCGGCGCGTTCCTGTTAGGCCCGTGAGTTGATTGTCAAGCTTGGGCTTGAGTGTCTGCATGACCCAGTTGCCGAAGTTCATCGCGGCTTCTGAGTTGTTCATGATCGCAGAGGGGTCCTTAAGGCCCTTCACGCGCCCGTTCTTATCGTAATCAAGCATGTCGCGCTTGAGCAGGCCGATGTCGGCCATGTGCTCCAGCGACTTTGTTCGATTGCCAGTGCCGGCCACGATCTTGTTGAACGCGGTCATCAGCATAACGCCCGCGCCCGGGCCGTTCTCCTGCACGAGTGCGGGGAACATGCCGTAGCGGAACTCGTCCGAGGTGTTGCGGAGCGCGGCGCCACCGGCTCGCTGCGCCGTCAGGTATTGACCGATCTTAAGCTGGTCACCGTACATGACCCGCATGGCGGTCAACTGCTTTAGGTGCTCGCCCATCTCTTTGGGCGTCACCTTGCCGGCGATCTCGGCGGACTTGATGGCAGCAACGGCTTCGCGCTCGAACTCCATCGAGCCACCGGCGTGCTTGCCGCCGTTGTACGACTTGAGGAACGAGATCATCCGGACGAAATCTTCGCCGTGATGTGTCGCCTCATGCTGAGAGCCGAAGATCGCGCGGCCTTCGTTGATGGCCTTCAGAGCCTCGGCGGCGCCGACGTTCGTGTATTTGCCCGTGAGCTTCCAAGCCTCTGCGTAGGCCTCTTGGATCTCGACCGCCTTCACCCCAGCTTGAGCCATATTCTGCTGGATTTTGACGAGTTCGTTGCCCTTGTCGACCATCTTGCCGACGACAGCGAGCGCGGCCGTGCCGCCCGCGATAGCCAAGCCCCCGCCAACGGCGAGCTTGATCCGGTTCAGCCGGTTGAGCCCCCCCTCAAGGTCTTTCACCTGCGCATGGACGTGGAGTAGCTTGCTGCTGAGCGCGGACAGGAACGCTGGAGCGTTCGACGTCATGCTCAGCGCTACGGCTACTTTGTAAACATCCATGAGAGGCTCAAGCAATCACATGAAATTATGCGCAGCGATTTCTTTTATCGTTCTAGCAACTGCGCCAGCCACGGCGCAGAAATCGAAGCATCAAGCGCAGGCTGACCACTACACTCTTATGACCGCTTACGCGTCTGCGTTCCCAATGGCCATAATTGCGGAGCAAAATTGCCCAGGCGTATCGGCCAACATGGGGAAATTGCTGATGTTAAGAACTATGGCCAAAATCAGCGACGAAGAAGAGCCGATGAATAAGAAAGAAATGGAGGAGGCCGCCGCTTCCTTGCGCAAAGGGCTTGCTAAAAATGGGGCGCTCGTCTGGTGCGCGAATGCATGGAGCTTGATCGGCCCAGACGGATCAACGATGCCAGGGCTGATCAACAAACCTGAATGACATCTCGCTCTAGCTGAGCGCAAGGAGGCCACGTGAGCCAATCGTTCGAAGAATGGGACTGGCCTCCGAGGCGTCCCGAGCCCGCAACCGTTGAAGGCCGCATTCAGTTAGAGCGGATCGTTCTGCCGCGGGGCGTGCCCAAGCGACCGAGCCGGACAATCACGCGCGCCGCCAACGGGTTCTCAGCGGCGATCTTCGGCCTGTTCCGCGCCGTCCTGATCGTCGGCTTGGCCGGGATCCTGTTCGGCAGCTTGATGCTGATCAAGCTTATCGTGAGCCCTTGATCAGGGCCTTGGCGACGCCGTGGCCTAGGATCTCGTGAAGCTTGTGCTCCTGCTCCACCGCCGTCCCCATCAGGAACGAGCGTGGCGGGATGCGCTTGGTCCCGAGTTCCTGCCAGACCGCCACGTCGGAGTTAGATCCCACATGGGCCTCGTCACGACCGACGTTGTGCTCAATGCTGTCGCGCAGATCGCCCTTCCGGAGCAGAGGCTCATTGGCTGAGAACCCGCGGGCCTCGCGCTCCTTCTGGGTCGCCTCGGCGAGCTGCGGCCAGCCGAGATCGTAGGTGCCGATGACCTCCTTGGCGCGCTTCTCAACGAGCTTCGCGGCCTCCTCAAGCGCGTGATGCTTGATGTGCTCCTCGGCTGCGACGATGCCGGTCAAATGGGCCGCGAAGTGCGCGAGCGAACCGAACTCAGCCATTGCGCTCGATCCATTCCATGCTGTCCCACGAGAATTCGCCGCCTTCGATCTCACCGAAGGCGACTGCGAGGGCCAAGCCCTCGGCATCCAATGGGATCTCAGAGGTGTCGACGGGGCAGAATGCGAAGGCTGCGTCCATCGGGACCCCGTTCTTCATCAGCCAGCAGGCTTGTCTGAAGAGGGGGTCTCTGCTGAGTTTTTTGCGGCATCGGGCCCTCCCTGGCCCTGCTCGCCGGCGTCCGCATTCTCGTCCACGTAGAACCGCGACATCGCCTCGTTGGCGGCCGTCAGACCCTCGGTGTCGAGCCGATCAAGGATAGCATCCAGTTCGGGGCGGTTTTTCGCGAAGGTGATGGGCGAGCCGTCGATCTCGCAGACCGCCGCCGCCACCATCAGGTTGACGATCTTGGGGATCTTTAGTTCGCGACCGTAGGTCTTGGAGGCGCGGTCGTCATCCACGATGACATTGTAGCCATCCAGGCCAGGCGCCAACTCCTCGACGCGGGTGCGTTGCGAGGGCTTGAGCATCCGGACGCCGATCACGCGCCCCAGATCGTCGGTGGCGCGTTCGATGCGGTTATACTTGGCCCTGCGGGCTTCGATTTCCTCGGTCTTCGTCACGCCAGCCGAACCTTCTGCGAAGCCATGCCCTCAGCCGAGACCTTCACGTTCTGGTCACGGGAGACGTCACCGAGGTCTCCGCACCAGAACACGAAGCCCTGATACTGGTAGCGGCTGACGGTTCCGTCTGGGTTGCGCACCGTCTCGTTCAGATATCCAGAGGTGACGTGCTGTCCGGCCTCGAACGCCGCGGTCTGCGCGAGCTGGAAATCCTCCAGCGCGGGGCCGATACGCGTGATAGTGAACGAGAAGCGGTAGCCGTCGGCGATGTAGCCGAACCGCGGCGCCGCGTTGTACGGCATCGACTTGATGTCGTGCTTGACCGCGCTGATGCGGAACGACTGGACATCGCCGAGATCTAGCGGCTGCCCGGTGTTGCCATCGACGAACACGAGGTCGTAGTCACGACCCACCGACATATTATTGATGGGCATCCCGCCCTCCTATGCTTGAGATGGGCGGGATCAGGCCGCGAGCGCAGCCGCCGTCGCGGCGGTCGGCTGGGTGTTCTGGACGCTGACGGTGACGTTGTTGCCGCCGGCCAGCTTGATGACGAAGTACCGGACGACGCCGAGGTACCGCACCGCGCAGAACGCGAACAGGAAGCCGCGAGCGACCGTAGAGGCGGTGTTAGGTCGGCCAGGGCCGAAGCTGACATCCACCGCGAAGGCGTCGATCAAGCCATAGCCGTCCGATCCGAAGGCGGGATTGGCGAGATCCGAGAAGTAACTGGTCAGGACCGCGTCGGCCTTGAGGCGGGTCGGATCATTCGGCTGGGTCGACTGGAGCTTGCCGACGATTGCACGGGTGGCAGACCCCTGCAGCCCGCGGATGATGAAGTTCGTCAGGCGGGTGTACTCGTCCCCGTTCGCTGCGGTGTTGGACGAGGCGTTGCGGCCCGTCATGAACGAGAAGAAATCTTGGTTCAGCGCGGCCGAGCGGCCGATGAAGTCGATGCCGCCAGTCTGGGCAACGCTCTCCTCGGCATCGGAGGTGAGCACGCCAGTCTGCGAGGTCTGCGTGGCCGAGACCGCGATCAGCGGCTTATTGATCGGCGACTGCTCGGGCGACAGGTTGCCGACGAGGCCTTGATAGACCGTGGCGGGCGACGCGAGAATAGAACCCAGCCCTGGCACAAAGACGGTCGGCCAGTCGCCCGCGATGATCTTGATGGACGGGTCGTCGATCGCAACCGAGACCCGAGCCGCTACGGCACTGGCGATGGACCCACCGGACGGTAGGGTCACAACCGCCTGCATTGCGTTCTGGATGGCGAAGGAAAGCATTGCGTTCCAGATCGCCGTGTCGGTGCAGTCGCAAAGCTGGAAGGTGTCGGGATAGCCCGAGGCATCAGCACGAAGCCCCGACAGGGCGTACATGCCGGTGCGGGTCGGGGTCTGCTGACCCAGCAGGACCGAACTGGTGATCGTTGTCGCGCCGTCCGTGCCGCCGGTCAGCGTCAGGGCGGTATTGACCGTTGGCGCCGTGGTCATCGTGCTCGCGGTGAACACGACATAGGCGGACGGCCCGCGCTGGCTGGTGCCGACGTTGATCGCGGTGGCGAGATTGGTCCAGAACGCCGCGCCGGTACCGCCGATGTTGTCGAACCGCTCCGGCGTCCGGCCGGGGAAGTTGACGATGCAGGCATAGGCCCCGATCGCAGCCGTGGGCTGGAACGTGATGGTGATCTGGTTGCCGAGCGTGCCGGTGTACTTGGCGGTGAAGGTCCCGCCGCCCGTTCCGGTCACGGTGCCGGTCGCGGCCGTGTCAGTCCCGTCCGTGACGCGCACGCCGCGGAAGTTGATGACACTACCCTGCTGGCAGGCCACCGACACATGCTTGGCGATGTCGTAGGGGCGGTTCTGCGGCGGCCCATACGGGCAGCTCGTCGGATCGCTGAATGCGGTCACAGCATTGACCGGCCCCCAAGAGCCGACGCCGACCATGGCCTCAACGTTCGTGGGCAGACCCGCCACAAAGGCGGTCGGCAGGATCTGATCGACGTAAACGCCGGGGTTGGTCAGGCCGAGCAGGTTGGCCGTCCCGTCGCGAAAGCTAGGCATTGCCGGTCCTCAGTGAATGGCTGGAAATGGCTTCAGGAGGCCGTGGACGGCGTCGAAGCCGGATCGGCAGTGGCGGTCGCAGATTTCGCGTCGTCAGCCTTGGTGGCCTTCTTTGGGGCCACGCCGAGCGCTTCAGCGTCGTCCCTGGACAGGTTCACCGCCACGACGTGGCCAGGGTTGGTCTCAAGGACCGAGTTCATGGTCGAGCGATCTGCAATGATGTCGCCTGGGGCGTAGTCGCCGAAGGCATGCGTAACCGTGAGCGCGCGCATCGGCGTTCTCCTGAGAGCGGGTTGTTCGGAGGCGTTGGGGGAGGCCGCTACGGAAGCTGTGAGACCGGGGTCTCAGCCACGGTCACTTCGTAAGCCGGGAACGTGTCGAGGGTGTCGTAGGTGACGTTGAAAATGAGATCGCGGCGGTAGGTACCTTCGTTCTCGTACTTGTCGTCGAGGTTCGTGCCCTGAAACACGACGATGGCCTGAGTGCCGTCAGAGAGCCGGATTGTGACGTTGCGCTTCAGGGCGACGTCGATGACCCGGGAGAGCGCCGCGCGATCGGCCGGGTTCGGAGACCAAACGCAAATGCGGAACTGGATGCGCTGGCGGTGAATGCGCGCTGCCATGGTGGCCGGCGCGCCGATCCGGGCCTCGACAATCTCGTTGGTTGCGACCTGAACCGTAGCGCCGCTGGCGACAGTCCCCGGGAAGGCTGCCTCCAAAGCGCCTGCTAGGCCCGCCGCAGCGCTTGCGGCCGTGTCACCGGCCTGCGTGAGGTAGGTGTAACCGGTGAAGCCGACGACCGCCGTAACGTACTCGCCGACCGTAGGCGTTCCAGCGAGAGTGATGCTTGAGCCCGCGAGCGTCGCCGTCAGGCCATGGACCGGCGGAGTGTAGACCTCAACCGGAGTGATGAAGGGCTGACCCGCATCGCTGGATGACGACGGCACCGCGAAGATGGAGACGATAGAGCGACCGGCGCTCATCGCCTTGTCGATGTCCCGAGCCAGCGGCCAGCCCTGCGCGACCTGCGGGGGCTTCAAAGGTAAGACGCTCGGTTGGCTCGTCCCGTTGGGGAAGACGGCCTGAAGCGCGATCTGCTCCAGGGCGTCCATGACGTCGGATAGGTCGGCTATGGCAGCCTCCTATCAAGGCTCGGTTTTTGCTATCTCGGTGTAGCGGGCCAAGATCTCAGCGCTTTCGGCCGTTACATCGATCTCGCCTGCGACGAGCCGAAGAAGCACACTGCGTCGATCTCGGCTGGCCTCAACAGTGAGGCTTTCGACAAAGTCCATCTCAACGCCGTTGACCTTGACTGACCCGCCGCGTTCCGTGAGGTGGATTTGCACTACGGGGAGTCCAGTCGGCATCGTCAGTTCTCCAGCCGGATCATCTCGACCTTGTAGCCCGTGGAGGACCAGCCGTTGGTCGCGACCTGATAGCGACTGCCGGTCTCGTCCGCGAAGATGTCACCGTTGCTGACGCTGCCGAGCGGGAAAATGCTCACCGGCAGGTACATCCGCCAGCGCCCAGGGCCTGGGGCATCGGTCGGAACCTGCCCCTGGCCTCTCGCGGCACCGGCCAGCGGCACGAGCGCCACCGGCACCTTCTGAGCAAGTGTTCTCTCGCCAGGTCCGACGTCGTCCGTGTCAGGCGTACTGTCGTAGCCGAAGTACCGACCGGAACCGCCCGTCTGCGATGGCAGGCTCTCGCCTTGCCCCCCGTCGGCATCAAGCTGCGAGTTGCCCCGCAGATGGGAGACCGTGCGGTTGCACAGGATGCAGGTGATCGGCTTCAGGGGCGGCATCGCCGCTACAAAGTACGTCGCCCCGTCGTAGATGCCAGTCAGTGAGCTGACGAGGTAATCACCGATGTTGATTTCTGTGCCGGCGAAAAGGCCGTACCACTCCACGTCTTCGGGGCCGACGCCCTTCTCGTAGTTGAAGCCGGACGCGCGGGCATTGGTGAAATCGGCATTGATAACGCCAAGCCTGTTCGGCTCCACGATAGGCGGAGCCCCAGACAAGGGGCGATAGACGAGGAATGGTTGGCCAAGGACCCGTGCCGCCTTGGCGTAGCCCGTATCGATCTTGGCCTGAATGCGCGCCCAGCGCCCAGCAATAGGAGGCGGACGCACGATCAAACCGCATAGATCGCGGGAGTGTAGGCGGCAGAGCCACCCAAGCCAGGTGATGGCACTGCCCCCGGGCCCGGCGGAACTCCCAAGAAGGCGCAGAGTCGATAGCGCCAAGCCGTGAACAGAGCATCACGCTCTGCCAGCTCGTTCAAATTGCGCTCGTAGACGGCTGCCTTCTTAATGTCCAAGCCGTCAGCGGCCCCGAATATGCCACTCTCCATAGCGGCAAGCGGGACTAGGTACACACGGCGCAGAGTGTCGATGCCATCGCCGTCAAGGGCAGAGATAATGGCGGCGAGCAAATCCGCGCCGGGCACATATTCAGGCGGGAGCGGGATGCCCGCAAGGGGATACCCGCAGAAACGCCGCAGATCGGCCAGCTCGGCTGACGTGAGCGGCGTCGCCACGGCTTAGCCCAGAACCTTCTTGGCCTCAGCCACGAGCTTGTCGTGACCCCAGCGGCCATCGACCTGCACGCCCTTGTTGGAGAGCAGCGCCTTCAGCTCGTCGTCCGACATGGCGTCGACAGTCGCGGCCTTGTCCTTGGCGCTGTCGCCTTCGAACATGAACCAGCCGGACTTGCGGGCCGGGCCAGCGTCGGCATCGGCCACGTCGAGATCCTGCGTCTCGCCGGGCTGAAGCATGACGATGGCGCCGCCGACGTGGATGCCGCGGGGGCCGGGGGCGATGTTGGTGACCTTGATCATTCCGACCTCCTCAGATGGCGTCGAGGTACGACATGGCGCTGGGCAGACGGACCTCGGTCCCACCGGTGCGCATGATGCCCGCGACCTCCCAGGCCATGCTGCCCTTCTGGAAAGGCGGCAGGAACTTGTGCGGCATCGGGAGGTGGAAGCGCATGACCTCCGGCGACCGCCGATAGGTGACCATGCGCGCCGTCCCGCCGGCGCCAGCCGTCTCCAGCGAGCGGAGCGCCCGCACGGTCAGCGGACGACCGGTGCGGCTGGTGTAGGCGTTGTTCTTCAGGAAGAAGTCGAGGATCGTGATGTTGCCGCCGTTGGCCGCGTCCATCGCGGTCGACGCCAGATACTGGTGCCGAGAGGTCGGAAGCAGCACCGTGTCGGCCTCCTCGGTCTCGATCGTGGTGACCGTGATGCCGGTGATGCCGCGGTTCAGATCCGCGATCACCTCAAGCGACTTCTTCGAAGCGAAAGTGGTACCACCGCCCGTACCGGCCGGGGCATTCGCCGCCGGGACGTTCGGGTCGTTGACGACACCGGTCCACCCCTTTTCGGCAGTGGCGCCATCGCCCTTGCCAGTCATGCAGACGTTCCAGAGGAACTGCTCCGCGATGCGGCGGGCGGCGCGAGCTCTGTCGTCACCCAGATTGCGCTGCTCCAGCGCGGCGACGGACACCTCTTCGAGGTTCCACTCGTAGCCGATGCCGGCCAGCTCAAAGCCCTTGACGAACTGCGACATGGTCACATCGGCATAGGGGACGTCGAAGCCCTTGCCGTTCAGGAACTCGGCCTTACCGGCGCTGTCCATCGAACGGAAGAGAGTGCCGCGCGCCCACTCATTACCCTCGGTGATGACCGGGACTAGGGAGGCGTAATCGAACGAGGGGTACTTAACCTCGTAGATCGTCTGCTCGATGTTGTAGAACTGCGGACGGACAAAGCCCAGAGCCTGCTGGGCGTCATAAACGTCGATACCCATAGGTTGGGCTCTCCTAGTTTGGGGTGGTTGCGTTCAAGCGATCAGGCGCGGCGCACGCGCAGACGCACCATGGCGCCGCTCGTTACCGTGTCGTCGAACACGGCCGGGATCGCCGTGGTGCTGGTGTTGGAGGTCGTGAAGGTGCCATCCGCCGCCACATAGACAGCCGCGCCGTCCGTGGTGTTCGAACCCGCGGTCACCCAGATCGGGCCCTCATTGAGGAGGCCGACGCTGGCGTACTGCGGATAGACGTCGGGAGCCGCGCCGCCGGCGACGACGCCAGCGAGGGGCTGGACGGACTGATCCGCGATCGTGACGCCCATGAAGGTGCCGGTCGCGGGGGTGGCCGTCACGCCGTGATCGCCGGCACCGCGGAACGCGGCCTTGCCAAAGCCGATGCCGGCGCTGTCCTCAATGGTGCGGCTGATGCGGTTGGACTTTTCGCCGTTCGCGATCATGCCGGGGTAGCCGACAGGATACGACTGCCTGTAGGTGGGCTGGAGATTGTTCGCCACTGTCGTGGTCCTCTCGGTCTAGGGGTTGCAAGCCGAGGCGCCGATCAGGCAGCCTCGCCCTTCCATGCGTCCTGAAGCTGCTGGCGCCGCTTCGCGTGCGGATCAGCGGCATTGTCAGCCGTGCGGGTGGTCGGAGGGTTGGCAATGGCGCGGCTGAGCGGGTCAGCGTGCTTGGGAGCCGCATCCGCGAAGAGATCGAAGCGCGCCTCGACGTAGTCGTCGGACTTACCCTTCACGGCGGCATCGCCGAGCTTGGCAACGACGACAGCACGACGGATTGCCGGGATGGACACGCCATCGGTCTTGACGTCGGCCACGATGGCGCGGGCCTTGCCGATCACGTCCGCTCGGGCGGTTGCGAGGGCGTCGAGCTTGGCATCGTCCACCTGAGTGGCCTTCAGCTTCTCAATCTCAGCGTCCTTGGTCGCAATTTCCGTGTCCTTGGCCTTCAGCGCGTCCGCGTGGGCCGCATCCTTGGCGCGAATGGCCTCGGCATGGGTCTCGTTGGCCTTGGACATATCCGCGGTCAGCTTGAGATTGTCGGCCGTCAGCGTGCCAACCTGCTTCTGCAGGCCAGACACGGCGATGAGGGCCGCATCGGAAAGCTCGACGGAGTGGCCGTCGATGGTCAGGGTCTTCATCGAGACCGTCTCCCTGTGGTGATCATTGCGCTGATGGTGACCGCCGGGCTCGCGCGAGGCGCCGGAGGGATCTGAAGGCCAGCTATCGCCGATGCGGCACTGGGCGCCGGCCCGGCCTTTGGCGACGATGGCTACATGATCGGCGACGATGCCGACCTGCTTGGCTTGGTAGGGGGTGCCGTCCGGTGCGATGCCGTCTTCCCAGACGAGCTGGCAGCGGTAGCCGGCGGACAGCTCGCACTTGCCATCGCGGACGGCTTGCACCGCGTCGGCATCCTTGACCTTCAGGCCGATGCGCAAAAACTCGCCGTCTCGCAGGACCTCGGTGCCAGTCGTGCCACGGGCGACCTGCCGCCAGTTCTTGGCGTTCACACCGGCCGGCGGGTGGTCCAGAGTGACGGGGATCTGCGCGAAGGAGTGCAGGCTATCGTGCGAGAACACCTCGGACTCGGGCCGGTAGACGTTGACCACGCCGAGATCAGGGCGCTCAAGCTCGCGGCCCATGTACTGCTGGATGCCAGTGCGAACCGTGCGCGCGAAGGCGTCAAGGTAGCCGCTATCACTCACTCGGACGTCGCCGAGCGAGACCGTGTCGGTCGCGTAGAGCATGGGCTATCCAGTGGCCTTGGCGCGCCAGTCGTCGTCGACTTCCGCGAAAATCTCTGGCCCGAGCACGATCTTGCCTTGATAAGGCTCGATGTCGACGAGACTCAAATCCGCGGCGTCGTAGGAGATCGTGATGTGCGGCTGGTAGGATAGGTGATCCCACGAACAACCGGCGTCGCACATGTTCTCGTGGCGCCAGCTAAGGCTCCACTCGGAGAACAGCAGCACGGTTGCACCGCCATCGAACCGCTCGACCATTCGGGGGCCGCCACGAGGAACGACGATGCGATCCACATCGGTCCCGACGGCGAACCAGTCCACCGGCAGCTTCGAGTACGCCACCGTCACATGCAGATCGTCGGCTGAGAGTGTCTTTCCGAAGCCCTGCGACTTGGCCCAGCGCAGGATCTCAGCCGCGTTCTCGACCTTCCGGCTCACATAGAGCGTCCGCGGCTCAGCGTCAGCGACCACGGCCGGGGAACGGCCGCCAGCCGGGTCGCCTTGGTCTTTCGGGAGCATCTGCGCAGGATCAGAAGCCCTCGCCCGAGGCGCGATCAGCGGCTCGGGCAGCTCACTCTGGTGCTTCTCGACGATAGCGTCGAACCCAGGATAAATGCCGTCTTCCGAAATCTGGCTGCGCGTCGCCTCTCGCAGGGTCTCCTTGGGCATCACGCCAAGCTGGGCGTAGATCTGCGTCGCCTGTGCCTTCCGAAGCGCGACGTCGGCCAGCTCGCTCTCAGTGAGCTGCCAAAGCGGCTTGAACTCGTACCAGATGCCGTCGGGATTGGTGCCGAGCGCCGACCGGATCAGCACGTCGTCCAGACGGGTCAGCGCCGGCCGAAGCTCGACCTCCTGCCGAGACGACAGGGTGTCGTAATAGTGGCGCAGCGACCCATCGTTGTTGTTGCTGAGACCGCCTGGGCTCGTTCCGAGAAGGCGCGTCACCGGCATCTGGCCAGCGCCGGCCGCGATCTCGATGTACTGGCGTACCATCTCGGGGAAGTGCGAGAAGGCGACCTTCTTCTGATCCCATTCCTCATCCGCATCGGTAATGAGGGCATTGTTGATCGACTTGGTCGTGTTGGCGAGCGCGAACCGGGCGATCACCTTTTCACGATACTCAGGGATGACGACGTTCTGCGTCAGACCCTTAATCTTGAAGACGTCGACCTTGGCCTCGTTGGTCAGAGCGGCGAAGTTCGCGTTGACCATCGCCGCATCACGCACAGCGTCGTAAATCCGCTCCAGAACCGAGTAGCCCCAGCCGTCAATGGCGTCGTACAGATCCAGCCGCGGCACACCAGCGAACCGGACCACCCGGGAGGGGTGGATGTTCACCGTGCCGGAGACGGCCGACGCGAGGGTGTAGTAGGCCGGCTCACCGAAATAGAGCGACAGGGGGTCTCGATCCAGCGGGCCCGTGCTAATCTCGAACCGGCTCAGCACGTGGACGTAAAGCAGTCCACGGCGGCGAATGGACCCGAGGTCCAGCGGCTCTTCGTTCTTGTCGTCTCCGACGCCGAGCAGCAGCGCAGAACCGCCGTCCTTGCGAGCAAGCTTAAGGGCCTGATTGACCTTCTGACGAAGGTTGAGGCGCCGCTCCTCCGCCTCGATCGCTCCTGTCTGCCGAGGACCCGCCTTCCACTCCCGCCACTCGCGGGTCATGTCATCACAGGGCGCATCAATGATGGTGCCCGCGATCCAATCGTTGCGGTACATCGCGTCAAGTTCGACGCGGTCCAGCAACCGATGGCCGAAGCGGGCGGCGTGTGCCTTGTCCTTGAGGCCGCCGATGCCGGCGACGAAGTTGGTCAGGCTGTCGCCGAACAGCATCGGCTCAGACCCAAGAAAGCGACGTGTCGTAGTCGGCCGCGTCGCTAAGCATCAATTCAGTCATGGCCCAAACCAATGCGTCTGCGCGGTCGGGCGAGCCCTCGCCAACAAAACCGGTTGAGGTGAAATTACAAAGCTGATCCTCTAGGTCGGGCAGATCGCCGACGTGACTGATCTTGCCTTGCTCATAGAGAGCCGAGACCGGCTCTGCTCGAACTGCTTTACCTCGGCTGGCGACCACCTCTTTGAACGCGACCGTCTTATCCGCCGTTGCAACCGTGAAACGGACCATGTCGCCGCCGAAGTTGCGCTCACCTACGATGCGGTCGGCGTCAAAGCGATGGTAGAGATCCACTGCGCGGCGGCCCCAGCCCTCAGGCGACAGGTTCACCGTCCCATCGGCGAGGACATAGCCTCGCCCGTCCATACCAAGCCCGGCAACGATGATACCGATATCATCCCCGCCGCCGTCGCCTCGCGTCCCTGATGGGTCGACCGAGACCACGATCCTGCGCATCTCAGGCGCCTGGGCAACCCGCTGGCTGTCGATGCCCGGCATCGTCTTGCCGTCAGCGGACTTGCGATCCTCAAGGGCCCAGAGTGCCCCGTTGACCTCGCTCGCCCACTCCCCGGCCTCAAATCGCAGCCGCCGCGCCGCAGACATGGAGGCCAGAACGTCGAAATACTCCGATGGCAGGTTCTCGGCGTTGTCCGCCGGGTTGACCTTCATCTCCACATAGTCGGCCGGGTTAGGCACGGCCTCCTTGGTGCCGGGCTTCACCTTCGACCGGAAAAGCTGGTAGCTCCAGTGCAGCTTCGACGGCGGGTTGCAGTCGAAGTAGGCCTTCAGGCTCAGGAACGCTCGGCCGGTCGCTTTGGCAATGGCCGGGTCTAGCGCGCACCGCTGAGCCAAACGAGACATCGCGGTCTCGACCGACCCCCAAGGGATCTGACTGCTCTCGTTGAAGTAGAGTGTCGCGTACTCCTGGCCGAGGATCTTCTCGACCCGCTCCTTGTCGTCCAGCCCGGCGATCCAGACCTGGGAGCCGGTCGGCAACTCGACATAGAAATCGGTTTTGTCGAACCTCGCCCTGAGCCCAGGGAAGCACAGCTTCAAAACCTTGGGCAGCGTGTCAGACCACACCGATGTCTTGGCGTGGTTGAACCGAAACCGGAAGATGACGTGCCGCGAGCCAGGGGCATTGATTGCCCGCTGGATGACGGCTCGGACCAGAAGGAACGTTTTGCCAGAGCGCGAGCCGCCCCGCAGCATGATGTTGCGTGCGGGACCAGCGAGCAGCCTGTTCGCTTCAGACTGCTTGGCCGTCAGCCTTGTCGGCATGGCTAAAGTTCAGCGTCATCCGGCGCAACGTTGAGCGTCATGCCGCCAGAAAGCTCGACCTTCTCCGTGAACATGCCGAGGTGCTTCGCCACGTTCTCCCAGGCCTTGGCGCGATCCTCCATTTGGATCTCAAGACCATCCTTGGTGTGCTTCGCTCCTCGGTAAAGGACCTTCGCTGGACCAGTCAGCTTCCGGCTATCCATAGCGTGCATGCGGCCAACGCCCTCGCCGAAGCACTCTGGACAATCGGCATTGGGGTCGCGCTTGGCGTCGAAGCCGAGGCCTCCGTGGTCGTCCAACGAGACGATGTGCTCGCGATCCCCCTTGTAGGGCTTCTCAGGTGTCGCCGTAGCCTGAGCCCGCGATAGCTCAGCAGCCGTGAATTGGTAGCGGTGGCCGTCGCCCCAGCAGTACCTGCAGCACCCCCGGCGATACTGGACGACCTCGTTGGGGTCAGCCGTCCCGACCCGATGCCAGAAGCGCAGGACGTCATCGGCGGTGATGTTGGTCCGCTCAGAGCGAGCCTTCTGCGCCGCAGATATCGCTTCTGCAACACTAGCATTTGCTAACAGCCGAGCGCCCTGCTCGTTGGCAGTGGCCTTGCTGTACCCCGCGCGGATCGCGGCCTGCGTAGCGTTCAGGTCAACGAGGTATTCTTCCGCGAACCGGGCTTGCTTATCGGTAAGGGCCATGGCGCCTAGCGCCTTCAGCGCCCGTGCGAGATCTGGACTAAAGCTGATTGAAGGATCAGCCTGAGCGGTGACGACGCGTTAGGCGGAAAGCCAACGCTTCTCGGAACAGCTATGCGGCAACCCGCTGGCTTATGTCCCGAGGGCCGTGTCCCGGCCCGAAACCCCTCTGATGCACGATGATCGCGGCGGCGACATCTCGATCCATAGACACGCCACAGTCACAGGTGTGCGTTCTGATCTTGAGCGTCTTCGGCTTGATCGTCCCGCAAGAGGGGCAGGTTTGGGAGGTACCGCGTGGATCGACCATCACGACAGACGCACCGGCACTCTCAGCCTTGTACGTCGTGAGCTGGACGAGCGTGCTCCACGCAGCGTCGTGCACGGATCGAGCGAGCATTCCCCGCTTAAGCCCGGCCAAGTTGAGATTTTCGAAAGCGATGCCTTGGTGACGCGAAACCAAGGAGCGGGAGATCTTATGAAGATGGTCGCGCCGCTGGCGGGCGATCTTGGCTGAGCCGGCGGCGAGCCGAGCCTTGACCTTGAGGCGCCGCTTCGACGCTCGTTGGCAACGGGCTAACGCTCGTTGACGGCGTTTTTGCGCTTTCTGTGCTTTCCGCTCAAAGCGCGGCGCACCTACTAAATCACCGTCGCTTGTAGCGATCAGGCTGTTCAGGCCGAGATCGATACCGACGGTGCCGACCCCGCAAGCCTCTGCAAACTCGGCTTCGACCGAGAGCACGACATACCACTTGCCCTGCTGATGCGTAAGGATCGCGGTTCCAAGCCTTGCATTGGCCGGCAGATCTCTGTGCCAGACGACCCTTATTCCGCCCGGCACGCCAACGACGCTAAGACGGCCATCCTTTTTTAGGGTCAGGCCGCCTCCGACACGAAAAGTCACGCTGCGAAAGCGGGATGAGGCGCGGAACCGCGGAAACCCACGCCCCCTCCGGAAGAAATCCGCATACGCTTGGTCAAGCCGTCGCAGAACCTGCTGCAAAGCGGAGAAAGACCATCGTGCCACCCCATCCGGGGCAGCGGCACGACATGCCTTCAATTCAGACGCTTGATCCAAGTACCGCAGACGCACATTGCGACGCCGATAAGCCTCAATCCTCTGCTGCAACCCGGCGTTATACAGATCGCACATATCGCGCAGCATTTCGTCAAGCAAGCGCGCTTGCGATCCGTTCGGCCTAATCCTGTATTTGAAGCTGCGGGTTTGCACTCAGTGAGTATAGCTGCCCAGCCGAGGGGCGCAAGGAGATCGCCGCATCAAAGGGCGTCGATCCCTCGGGCAAGGCCCTCGGCCGCCTCATTGAGCGCTTTGAACCGCTCTAGATCACCGTTAGCCCGGAAGATAACCGCAGTGCCGCGCCCTTGATGAAGGGCACCATACCACTGGATTGAGCGAGGGACCGACCCGGCCTCGAAAGGAGCGATGCGGGCCATATGCTGGCGATCGGTCAGGGCCGTGGGCTGTGCGGCTCGGCGAGGGCCAGCAGCAGCAGCAGCACGGGCGATGCGAGCATGGCTCAGCGAGAGGAGCGTGTCCGTGGGATGCATCAGAGCCTCCCGGAAACCAACAGTACGATGAGCACGATCACGAGGATGGTGCCGAGGCCGTAGCCGCCATAAGCGCCGGGGCCAGGACCGAGGTACGTGCCGCCACCGAAAGCGACGATCACGAGGATGATCAGCAGAATGGTGACGAGGCTCATGCCCGTGCTCCCGTCATCAGGTCGAAGCCTGCGCAGATCCAGCCGGCGGCAAACAAGCTCGGCAGCATCAGCCAAGTTAGGATGGCGTTCGGATCCGGCATCAGGTCAGGGACGCCCGAGGATCGCATGGTTTGCGAGATACAGCGGGACGATAACCACGACAGCGAACCCGACGATGATGCCCAGAAGGGCAGCGACGCCCAGGGCGCCGTGAAGAGCCTTGTGCATCACAACCGCCCTTCAGCCTCAGCCATCACCCGGCGTCGAATGTCGGCTAGCTCAATCTCTCCGGTTGCGTCGTCATCCCAGTCCTCGGGAAGGAGGTCGTCGGGATCACGGTCCAAGTGGACGTCGGAGAGATCGTCGAAGTCCACGGGTCAGGCGGCCTGCCGACGCTCGTAGCGCTCGCTCTCTCGACGCCAGTACAGATCACGGAACCACATCGGGTACTGGTGCGACCATGACAGGCTCAGGCCAAGCACGGCGAAGCCCCACTGCCATCCGTTATTATTCCGCATGGCGTGAGCGTTAATCAGACTGCCGATGGACGCCCCGCGGAACTTGTGAGGGCCAACGGCCTCCCACTGCCAATGCGGCTTGACGTATCTGGGCACAGCCCAGCCAACCGTTAGGATCCAGGACCAGGTGAGCGAATGCGGCGAATGCCAAGAGGCGATGTCGGCACGGCCGCGACCGCGCCGTTCAAAGATGGTCAGTCCGCCGATCTTCATCAGGCGCCCCCGCTCGTGATGGCGTCCATTGCGGCCTTTAATCCGGCATAGCCGCGGAGGTGGCTCGCAATTGCCCGCTCCAATCGCTTGCGGGCCTCGCTGGCGGCGCTCTCGGCCTCGGCTGAGGCTTGGGTGCCAATTCCAAGCGCGCCCTCTCTACGGGCCGCAGAATGGAAATTCTTGATTGCCGCCGTGATGTCGGCCGGGATGGTCTCGGGCATGGGGACGATCCGGCGGAACTTGGTGCTAGGAGGGAGCAGGCATCCCCGCTGCGTGCCGAAGCATGCGCCCTAGCTGATCGACTCGCCGGGTCTTGAGCCCGGCGGCCCGGCTAAGACAGGGTTTCGAAGCAGGCGGACGAGGTGACCTCATCCCGGAGCCCGAAGCCCGGCCGCCATAGCGGCAACCCGAACCCGCCTCGAACTAATTGCCCGAGCGCTCGGCGCTCAAGGGCGGAATTGGTATAGGGCGGACGCTGAAACCCGGCTCGCCCTATCTCTCGCAACCGCAGGGCCTGTGGTCCGAGCAGCGCGCGGGGTCTGCTCTGTCCTTGGGCCGGTCAACGTCAGGGAGGAGGCTACCTGCGGCAGGACTGAACTGGAGAGGCAACTTCCCCGACGCGAGAAAACGGCTTTGCGACCGATGTGCGGTCTGACCGTCTCGTCGAGGCGCCTGCGGCTCTTACGCCCTTGGCATTGGCCTGTCGGGCGCAATTATAGGAGTCGCAAAGGTGATGTCAAGCACTTGCCCGACGCAAAGCGCCTGCAACAACCTTAGGCCGGGTCATATTCTCAACATCGGTCAGCGGAATGACGACGCGACCGAGCTTTTGCGACATGATCCGCACCATGCCTTTGACGTTGTCGTTCAGCGCGACGGCGACCTCACCGGCCAGATGGCCCTTTACGATCCGCACCTCTTCGCCAGTCATGATCTCGGGCTTCGGCTTCAGTGCTTCCTTCAGCGCCTCGGCAGCCTGAGCTGCCTTCAGCTTCGCGATGCGCTCAGCCTTCAGTAGCGCCGGCCGCATATCCTCGTTGAACCACCCTGCCCGCTCTTCGTCGGCTAGCGAGGTCAGATCCTTGAGCGGGATCGGCATGGGCTCGTGTCCGGCGCCAACGACGCCCAGGATGTGCAGCGGGCTGCGCCTGATGTCGTTGCGCAGATCGGCCGCCTGCAACATCTCGACATAGCGCCGGTCCTCGTCCGACAGCCGGTCGAAGTCGGCCACGATGTCGGCGCGCTTGGCGAGCTTCGTCGTGTAGACCGGCTCCCAGTCCCGATGCGAGGCGATGCGAACGAAGACGTAGGATCGGAAGATGGGCGTCTGCACCTGGACGCGAAGCGTCTCCTTTCCCTTGCGGCGATCGACCCACCGCGTCTCGGTCGGAACGTAGCTGGCCACCCCAGCCTCAGAGAGGCCGTCACAGCAGGCAAACTCCTGCTGAGGCACCGTGACGAGGCAAAACCACTGAACGCCCGTCTCCGGCCGAATTTGGGGCGCGTGGCGCCATTCCTCGGGCGAGATGGGCACCGCCTCCGGGCTGGCAGGCGGCGGCGGGATGTTGTCGTTCATCTGCGCCAGCCGGCGGCCGTCGATCGTGGTGAGCCCCATGGTCCTACTCCGCTGCGTGCTGTTGCTGGATCTTGGCGCCGACGTAGAACCGCCAGCGGGGGGCGTGGGACTTCACCTTCTGGCCGGCGTAGCCCCACACGATCTCATCCGGGTTTGCCCCGATGGAGAGACAGTAGGCGCGGGCGTTTCGCTCCTGCGGGGTCAAGATGCGCTCTCCTGACTACGAAAGTCGCCATCGGCATCGAGATGGGAAGGCGGCCAACCGCATGCCTTGATGTTCCGATGCCGGATAAAGCGGTTCACGAGTCGAAACGGCAGGCTCAGCACGTGAGCGAGAATTGCCGCGAGGAAGAACGTCAGAAATGGGTGCTCGCCCATGAAGGCCAGGATCTCGCTCACGCTTCAACTCCATCCGTCTGTTCAGATTTCGCAGGCGCATCGCCTTCGGCGACCGGGCTCTCGCCTTCGGCCAAGCCGCTACGCGTCTCGGCGCTTCGCGCTTCGATCCCTTGCGGACGCGGCGGCAGCGGCATCCAATGCGTGGGCTCGCGAAGCTCACAGATGCAGAAGCCGGCGTCTTCGTGCCAAGCGCAGAGGCTGTATAGCTCGGGCAGGTCGTGCTGCCCTGGCCTCGCGTAGGCGAGGAATAGCGTGCCATCCTTCGGAGCAGTCTCCATAGAGCGCCAATCGCCATTCACTCGCGGCTGAAGCGGTCTCTCGCTAGATTTTCGGCGGCCGAATTTTTCGTCCAGCGGAATGATCTCCATACCGGACATGTACCCATCTAGGTACTTTTCGGCTTTAGCCCGTGTGAAGACGTGAGCCTTGTTGACATCGGCCGTCATGCCACGGCCATAACTAAGCCAGTATTCTTCCTCGTCTACGTTGTAGATGATCACAGGCTCATCCGACGAGCCTGCGCGAGGGATGGAAACGGCTTTGCCGGCACGATGCGAAGCAGCGTGATCCGTAGGACGACAGCCCGGACCCGAAGGGTCGCGCCCATGAGAATTCTCACTCACGCCCTAACTCCCTCGCTCTGTTCAGATTTCGCTTTGGCTTCGGCTTGTTTGAGGATGGAGAGAGCAGAGAGGCGGTCGGCGTGTGCCTGACTGCCAGGGCTCGCCTTCATGGCGTTGAAGTCGCCACCAGCCTGCTGAGCAAACGCGGCAGAGAAGTCCGCGAATGCCTTGGCGACCTTCGCCCGCTCCTCGTCGGTCGGCGGGGTGTAGATCTCAGCATCCAGCACGGCGTTGATCTTGGCGCGCTCGTACTGGGCCTCCGCGATAAGCCGCCGGCAGACCTTGGCGATCTCGCCCGGCTTCGGGGCGTGAACCCCCTCCCCTTCATCGGCTTCCAAGAACTGCGCGCAGGCAGCCTCGACAGCCCAGCCCGGGTACTTCGTCAGCGTCATGAGAAACCCGGCCTTCTGAAGCTTGCGGGTCTCCTCGTCGACGTTCGGGGCCGCCATCAGCGAGCGCAGCAGGCCAACCGAGCGAAGCACCGTGGCGTTGTCGCAGGGCTGAAGCCGCTCATCGAGATGCTGCCGGCGTTCCACCAAGGCCTGACGCTCCTCGGCGCTAGGCTCGGCCGCCGCCGATAAGGCGCAGCGTCGCCACTCCCCAGGGATCGGCTCCAGCTTGTTGTGCAGCCGGCTGGTGAGGTCCGCGACCGCCCGGCTCACCGGAGCGATGCCGCGGCCCGGCGTCAGTGTCGAAAGGGCGTTCGTCATGGCGACCCCCGTTGAGTTCGTGATGGGCTTCCGCGGCGTCACTGGCCCACGAGTCGGCAGCCGAACGCCGCAGGG